CCTCTAAAATTCTCCGGAGGGATATTTGGCTAAACTATTTGTAAGAGCGCATGGTGATAATCCATAGTGCCAGCGTTTTCCTACCATCTCCTTTCGCGCTATTTGGTCTTTATGTAGGTCCTTTCCATCCAGCGAGTCCTCCAAAACCTCCTGTTACTTACTTAAAACACCATGCGTTCCTACAAATAGTTTACATAAAGTACATAATAGGTAACCAAATGAGAGACATTCTGCTGCGAAAGTCACATGAAAGAAGGTTGGTGATCCCGTGGCAACAAAGAAAACCCCTGCTTCAGAGGCCCCAAAGAAGCGCAAGAAGGCTCTGACGCCGGAAGCACGGGAGAATCAGATCATCGCACTGGTGATCGACGTAGAAGAAGAGAGAATTCGTAACGGCCAGGCCACCGCACAGGAGTTGATCCACTGGATGAAGCTTGCTTCGGCAAAGGCCCGGCTTGAACAAAAGAAACTGGAGAATGAGAACCTGCTAATTCAGGCGAAAGTGGACGCTATCAAGGCGCAGCAGAACACTGAGGAGCTATATAAGAAGGCTCTGGCGGCTATGCGCTCTTATCAGGGGGAACCGGAAGAAGAGGACTATGATGACTACGACGAGTACTAAACTCCGCACATATTCCGAACTCATGCTTCTTCCATCTTTTGAGGAGAGATTCGAGTATTTGAAGCTGGGCGGCAGAGTAGGGGAGTCCACGTTTGGTTTTGACCGATATTTGAACCAAATCCTGTACACGTCAGATGAGTGGCGAGGCTTCAGGCGGGACATCATCATTCGGGACAACGGCTGCGACCTGGCCATTCCGGACCGTGACATTAACTACCGTCTTACTGTACACCATCTGAACCCAATTACTGCAGAAGATGTGGTCCGGAGACGGCCTTGTGTGTTTGATCCGGAGAATGCTGTCTGCACAGCGTACATGACCCATAAAGCAATCCACTTTGGAGACAAGTCGCTGCTGGCCATTCTGCCGCCGGAGCGCAAACCCAACGACACTTGCCCTTGGAGGTAGAGACAATGGAAAACAGCTTGACCTCGATCCTGACTTCCGTTAAGAAGCTGCTCGGGATCACAGAGGATTACACGCCCTTCGATACAGACATTACAATTCATATCAACTCTGCGCTGGCTGTCCTGGAACAGATGGGTGTTGGTCAGCCTGGTTTTGCCATTACCGGTGATACGGAGACGTGGGGTGACTTTCTAGGAGATGCATCGGATCGGACACCAAACCTGGAGATGATCAAGAGCTATGTCTATATGCGGGTTAAACTCATCTTCGATCCTCCGACCAGCGGAACTGTAGTTGAGGCCTATAACAATGCTATTGCTGAGTTCGAGTGGAGAGCCCATGTGGCGGTGGAGACGCCGTATCTTGGCGGAACTGCCCCGAAGATCGTGGCGGATGTGTATGATGTGTAAAGGTAATTCAAAATGATTCTTTTTACAGAAGAGTTTCTTGCACACTATGGGGTACCCGGAATGAAATGGGGCATCCGACGCTATCAGCCCTACTCAATTCATCCTCGAAAAAGCGGAAAGAGCGGAATTGAATATGGAGAGGCCGTACGACGCGGCAAAACTACAGTTGATCGATTGCTCGGCAGTAGTGACTATTCAAGAGAAGAAAAACGTGATATACTGCTAAAAGACGTACCGAAACAGTTTGTATCGGCTGAAGAAAGCGAACGTGTTATTAGCAACACAGGCGTAGATGCTAACGATGTCTTTCAAAAAGCATTAGAAGGTCGTCGGCATGCAGGTGTTTACAAGGACGCACTGGAGAAGACTCAAAAGCAGTTAGAAAGCTCGATTGGATCTCGCTTATATCAAGTTCAGGAGCATGATATAAAGATTGCACATCCTGCCGAGTTCGATGATGACTGGGGAGTAAAGGATGACCGTGGGCAAGCTGGACTTCTTCACAAATGGGAAAAAGATCGTATACGAAACGCTGAACAAGCATCAATAGAACTTACAGTATGGAAAGAGAGATTTGGTCATGGTAACAATTAATACTTTGCAAGAAATAGTTGAGAACATTGTGGAACTGGCGGATGAGTTAAAAGCACAAGAGTCGCTGAGCGATATGGATTATGGCCAACTTCTTGCTTACGCTGAAAGCCTTACTATCATCAAAGACATGTGTGATGAAGATGAGCAAGAAGCAGTAGGCTTAGATTTCGATATAGACGCCAGGTACCTATAGCTCCGCAATTTTAACAGCCTGTATAATGGAAGTCTATTCCAATACTTTGTGAAAGGACGAGAATTATGCAGGACTATATTGACATGAAGGAGCTCAAGAAGGCGAAGCGCAGAGCTCGTATTCGGGAGACTACTCAGGCGGTGGCTGCCTGGATTGATCGGAATCGTGACATTGCGATGGCGCTGGTCCCGACTGTGATTGGTGTTGGAGGTGGAGCAGTTAAGCTCGCCAAAAAGCACCATACCATCAGTCAGGAGCGGCATCTGAAGGAAGATTACGTGTATGATCGATCCCTTGGCAAATACCTGAAGCCGACGAGGAAACTCTCGAAGAAGGAGTGGCGCGACGTTGCCCGGCGGAAGGCCAATGGCGAGAAGTATGTAAACATTTTCGACGACATGGGAGTATTATAGACAGAACTTTAGGGGCCGCGTTTGCAGCCCCTTAGTTTTTAGATGTAGTTTCTCAGCCAGTCCGGCATGTTTGGATCGTCGATGCTCCAGGATTCAACTTCATTTTCATACTCATGCCAAGAGCTCTCGTCTCCATCAAAGTACTTTTGCCGGCTGCATTTGTATTTGGTGACTGTGTTGCCTTCCAAACGGTACTCATTCCAGTAATAGCTTTTACCATAGCCTTTCCATTCATTGGTTGTATAGATTGTACTCATATATACCAGTCCTTTCTCGACGTCAAAATGGAATTTCCGCAAATCCTACAACCTCCATAATGGAGGTGACAGTTATGAAAGGAAAAATTGCTGGTTGGATGCTGTCTAAGCTGATCCCGGCCAACGAGACATTTGAGCTGATGCTCTATCGTAAGAAGGGCGATAACAAAAAGTTCGTCGGCAGGCTGGAGCTTGACAGCAATAACCTGAAAGAATTGATGGCTGCATCTGAGGAGGGGTCGGAGTCCGATTAAGGACCCCGCCTCTTTATGTTTTTTATGCTGATAGGTCTATTAAGACAGGCTCTACTTCTGTCCGGCTAACTCCTAATTGCAGAACGAGAGGTTCAAGATTGTTGTCTGAAACATATCGTTTTAGACCAACTTCGATAAAAGCTTCTTTTTCTGCTTTTTTGTCTTTTAAGTGCCAGATCAGTTGTTTAACCACTTTCGGCATGGTACGGAGAAGTTGCGCATAGTTGAACGATGCAGGGTTTTTAGTTACTGCTGTTTTTATGATATTTCCACCCATCAGCAAACTATCTGTAATTGTTAGCAACATTGCAAGTTTTTGTTTGCGCATCTTAGGCTCCATGTTGATGTGTTTCACGTGAAGCTCCGCAAAGAAGCAAATTCTTACAACCAGTTCAGCAATTACTCCCGGGAAGCCTTGCGCTATAAAGTGGTTCAGGTTGTACCCTTGAAAATACAGGCTTTGGATTACATCTGATACCAGCAGATCCTCTTCTCCGGGGAGTTTGAAACGAAGCAGACTTCCAAGGCTCATAAAGGGCACTGGTAAACCCATCGGGGTTCCCGCATCGGATAATAAGTGGATTATTTCCAAGCAGAACGAACGAAGGGCTGATTCCAGAGAAAGTGGAAGACCATCGGTCATTGCTTGAGACACAATTTTGCCACTCAAGTCAATAGTGGTCATAGTCCCTTTTTGGATGTCAGCCGTTCCAAACAGCAGACCAAGTACCGGATCGTGTCCTAGTGAAACCAGCCGATGCATAAAAGGGTTTAATCCTTCTACATGAACCGCTGTTTTGAGGTTATTCGCCGCATCGAAAGGTACATGTGCTGCATTAGACAAGAAGTCAATTCGATCCTCAGTAAGTACTTTATGAATCGTTTTATTGACGAAATCCGGAATAGGTCCGGCCGACAGCCCATATCTGGTTGGATGGGGAATACCAATGCACAATGCGTCTAATGCAATTCCCAGTCCGGCAGCCAACCCAACATAAGCTAGTTCATGTCGGTTAGGCTTTACAAGTTTTTTGAATTCCATTTCCAGTTCGTTTCGTGCACGCAACAGTTCTGGGGTTCGAGTTAAATCTACGAGTTGTTTCGTTCCCTCCTTTCGTGTAGTTCTACACATCTTCTTCATGAGCACCACTCCTTTCTATGGCCTAATTGTACCAAATCATTCACATATAAAACAGAGCAATCGGAGACAATTACCGTTTGTTATTTGGTCAATTGGTGTCTACCCGCAAATTCTACAACTCCTATAATGGAAAGAATCAACCTAAAATTATAGGAGGTATTATCATGAAAAACGTAAACGTAATGCATATTATTAAGAGCATCGTTATGGCGATCATTTGCGGAGCGGCAGGGGTCGGCATGTTGGCAGTGGTATCGCATTTCTATTATGAGAATGCATACGCACATACTTCATGCACGGCGGACGAGCTCTGGGAAGCGATTGCTGTGGTGGTTGCGACATTGATGATGCACTTTGTGTATCGTAAGATCATGAAGGCCATCGAAAAGAAGGAATTCTTAAAGGAGATTGGGGACTGAACAAGTCCCTTCTCTCTATTTTTTTTCAGCAAATTTTGCAACCTCTAGGATAGGAAAGGAGGTGCATGATTATGCTGGAAACGAAGGAAATGCGTACACCTTCTGAGGAGGTTATGGACCTGCATGGAGGGTATATTGTCGCCCGGTATACTGGGGTTACTCAGTCAATGGGAGACGAATGGATCGACCAGACGGCCGACCTGCTTGAGAAGATTGTAAGCGCTATCTGCTGCTGGCTGGCAAGGTAGCACCAAACATAAACCGGCAAAGGGCTATTACAGCTCTTTGCTTTTTCTTGAGGTGAGTTAACTACAATGCTTATTTTTTCAGAGGAATACCTCATGCATCATGGCATCCAAGGCCAGAAGTGGGGTGTTCGTAGGTATCAGAATTACGATGGGACTAGAACGGACACCGGAGCCAAGAGATATAGAAAGAAAGAAGCGCGTTCGTATACCAAGCAACTGAATAAAAATGATCAAAGTATAGCTACCAACATTGGTGTGCAGTACTATACTCCAGATATAGTGAACTACAATAAAAAACGGTATATCAAACAGTATGCTAACGGTAACGATAAGAAAGCGGAAAAGTATAAAACCAAAATGGAAAAGGCTCAAAATGAACTCACGACAAGCAGAGAACAAATTGAAGAAGCTAAAAGGATTGCAGTAAAGTTGGTAAAAGAAGCAGAATCAAAAGGCTATACTGTGAAAAAAACGGAAATAAGTAGGTTCATGTACAGTGATGGTAATTATAGCTATTACATGAGAGGAACGCATTATAAAGTTAAAGACATTCCTAACGTGTCATAAATAGGGGGATATACCATACATGCTTTATTATTCAGAAGATTCCCTTGTGCATCATGGTGTTCAAGGGATGAAGTGGGGCATACGGAACGGCCCTCCCTATCCACTGACTGCTTCGTCTCATGGTGCAACACAAACACGTAATTCGGGAGAAAAAGCAGCACATAGAGTGTTAGACAAGACCGAACATGATGGGCTATTAGCCGCTACTGCAATATATTTGGCACCTTACGTTGCGATGGGGGCTGTTGTTGCGGCGGCAGTGGTTGCCGATGCCGCACATGAAGCAAAAAGGAAAAAATCTATTTCAAAGAGCCAAGGTCAAGAATTGAAACGACAGGAAGAGCAAGAGCCATTGGAGAAGAGCTTGCTTTTGGCGAACCCCACTGCTGAAACAAGAAACTGCACAAACTGTTCTATTGCGGGAGTATTAAGAATGCAGGGCTATGATGTTTCTGCTCGGACTAGAAGCGCAAAAGTCGCTGGCGGTTTTGAAGAGTTTTTAAATTCTGCGTTCCATGACGCAAACGTCAAACGGCTGTCATCTACCGATCGAGCGTCGTTTGCTAGCTCTGCGGATGTTGCGGCTCGGTACTTGAAAAAAGAGTATGGCAATAATGCGGCCGGTGTAATTGCAGTTGGATGGAAGAATTCGTCATCTGGTCATGCGTTTTCTTGGAGAATTCAAAATGGTAAAGTCGAATTTCTTGACTTCCAAAGCGGGAGAGGCGATAATGATACTCGCAGGTATTGGCCACGGATCTCAACTGACAAGAGCATATTCTTTGCTCGATTAGATGATAAATCCCCGAACCTGGATACCATTTATGAGGTAATTCAGAACGGCATCAAGGTGTAAAGGAGCGACAGCAATGGCTAAGAAGTATGACGTAAAAGACTTGTCCCGTCAGAAAATAGAGAGCGTTTCTTATTTATATGGGTTTTACTATGTTGTGCTGGTGCCAGACGAATTCTATGTAAATGAAGCATGGAAAGTCGACGAGCACACCGGTAAAACAGAACCAATGTTCTATACGGACTATCTTGTTGACATTGAAGACAAAGCCCGCCCAATCGACGTCAAAGTCTTCAAGCAATGGGCTAGTAAGTTCTGATTGCAATCCAAATGGTGGCATTGTATAATCGACTCTGTAAGGAGAGTGATCGCAATGCCCAGGAAGTCTACAAAAGAGAACAAGAACATATACCAGATTTGCAGGGAGAATAAAGGCCTCACTCGGGAGGCAGCGGCTGAGCTTCTCGAAACTATGGATGAGAACCGCATCAAACGAATTGAAGGTGGCGCAGCACCACGTCCGGATGAGATTTTGCGTATGGCCGACAAATACTGTGCACCGCTTCTATGCAATCACTACTGTGTAAATAACTGCGAACTTGGAGAGTCTCAGGTTCACGAGATTACACAGAAGAATCTGCAGCAGATCACCTTGGAAATGATCCATGCAATCAACGAACTGTCTGCTGAGAAAGACCGGCTGATAGCAATCGCTGTGGATGGAAAAGTCACAGAGGATGAGCTGCCGGACTTTAAAAGGCTGCGAAAACAGCTGGACGCAATGGCGTCCATTATTGGATCCCTTCAATTATGGGTCGACGAAAACATGCAAAGCACATAATCGACAACAAATGAACCGTGCGCTTTACCCAGGCGTGCGGTTTCTTTTTTTTGTGTCAGGGAGGTTAACATAACATGGAACTTCTGAATGAAGACTATCTCGCCCACCATGGCATCCTTGGGATGAAGTGGGGCGTTCGCAGGTATCAGAATGAGGATGGTACCTACACTTCTCTCGGAAAGATGAGAGAACGCGAGGAGTATAATGGCGACAGTGACGGAGAAAAAAAGAAAGATAAGGAACCGCCAAGTAAGAAAGCGTGGACAGCCGTGAGTGATTCCTTTCGAGCTGCTGCTGGTATCCCTGGGAAAGCGCATTCTGCAAATAAAGCAAAACGGCTTGGTAAAGAAGATATGAGTAAAATGTCTGACGAGGAACTCTTCGCTCGTACACAGCGCCTTACGCTTGAGCGTAATTACATGAACGCCCTGAGCCAGGCCGATGTTTCCTACGGAGCACAGCGGGCGCAGCAGGTGCTTGAGATCGCTGGAAGTTTGGCATCTATTGCCGCTGGCATCTCAAGTGCGAGCTATAACTTTAGTCAGGCCAGAGCGCTTAACGCTCAGACAAATTTGCTGACCGGATCGTAAGTCTATGGCTCTCTCCAACACAGCAACGCCGAGGTATTATGCGCAGTTTCGTGATGCGGTGCTCCGGAATGAAATCCTGGTAAATCAGGAAGTCTCCATGGAGATGAACCGGATCGACGCACTGATCGCAGATCCCCGGTATTATTACGACGATGAAGCGGTCGAGGGCTGGGTTCGTTATTGCGAGAATGAGCTCACCCTGACAGACGGAGCGGACCTCCATCTTCTTGACAGCTTCAAGCTGTGGGGAGAGGAGATATTCGGCTGGTATGAATTTGTCGACCGCAGCGTGTTTGTCCCAAGTCCCAATGGCCATGGGCACTATGTAAAGAAACGGGTCAAACAGCGGCTCACCAAGAAGCAGTATCTGATCGTGGCCAGAGGCGCTGCCAAGAGCATGTATGGAAGCTGCATTCAGAACTATTATTTGAACGTAGACACCACAACCACTCATCAGATTACGACTGCCCCAACAATGAAGCAGGCGGATGAAATCCTCTCCCCGATTCGGACGTCCATAACCCGTGCCAGAGGGCCGCTGTTCAAATTCCTAACGGAGGGGTCGCTGCAGAACACCACTGGCTCCAAGGCAAACCGGGTCAAACTCAGCTCCACCAAAAAAGGCATCGAAAACTTCCTAACCGGCAGTCTGCTGGAGATCCGGCCCATGAGCATTGACAAGCTGCAGGGTCTCCGGTGTAAGATTGCAACCATAGACGAATGGCTGTCTGGCGACACCAGAGAAGACGTGGTCGGCGCCATCGAGCAGGGCGCAGCCAAAGGTGGTTTGGATGACTATCTGATCATCGCCATGAGTTCTGAGGGCACCGTCCGAAACGGCGTCGGTGACACAATCAAAATGGAACTGATGAGCATCCTGAAGGGCGAGTATTGGGCGCCGCACATCTCGATCTGGTATTATCGACTGGATGACGTAAAGGAGGTTGCCGACCCCTCTACTTGGATCAAGGCGAATCCGAACCTCGGCAAGACAGTAACTTACGAAGCTTATCAGAAGGACGTAGAAAGAGCCGAAAGCAACCCGGCAGTCCGCAATGATGTGCTGGCTAAGCGGTTCGGCATCCCGACAGAGGGCTATACATATTTCTTTACTTACGAAGAAACGCTGGTCCATCGGAAGCGCTCCTTCTGGTCCATGCCATGCGCTATGGGCGTGGATCTCAGCCAGGGCGATGACTTCTGCGCATTTACCTTCCTCTTCCCTCTGCGGGCAGGCAGCTTCGGCGTTAAGGTCCGGAGCTATATTTCTTCCAGAACACTGTTCAAACTGCCAGGAGCTATGCGGGTCAAATACAACGAGTTTATTGACGAAGGAAGCCTTGTGGTCCTTGATTGCACGGTTCTCGACATGACGGATGTGTATGATGACCTGGATACATTCATTCAGGAAAGCGAGTATGACGTCCGGGCCCTCGGCTTTGACCCATACAACGCAAAGGAATTCATAGAGCGCTGGTCTAACGAGAACGGTCCCTATGGCATTGAGAAAGTCATACAGGGCGTAAAGACAGAGTCGGTACCTCTTGGTGAGCTGAAGAAGCTTGCCGAGGACCGGCTCTTAATCTTTGACCAGAGTCTAATGCAGTACTGCATGGGCAACTGTATTACGATGGAGGACACTAACGGTAATCGGAAACTGCTCAAGCGGCGGTATGACCAGAAGATCGATAACGTGTCCGCTTTGATGGACGCCTGGGTGGCTTATAAGGCCAATAAGGATGAGTTTGAGTAAGGTGGAAGATAATGAACCTGTTATCAGAGAGTTTCCTGATTCATCATGGAATCAAAGGCCAAAAGTGGGGCGTGCGGAATGGGCCTCCGTATCCCTTGGATGATAGTCAAAATCGTAGAGCTGCCCATCATCGGAATCTGATAGAACGCGGGCGTGCATTTGTCTCATCCAATATGCACAGAATTAAGTACCGCCCCTTATCGGATATATACAACGGATTTGACGATGACGAGGACGAACTTGAAAAACTAACAATAGATGATATACTTAGTTTACCAAAGGCTCAAAGCCGATTGAAAATGTCATCTCAGACGTATGGCCATGTGATGCATGAGATTATGACCAATATTTCAAGCGAACAGCGCTTTACCGAAACCAGTTTTGTTAAGAATGTCGGCCAGTATTCATATGCAGTTTCAAATGATCTTGAAGGCGGGTTCGGCCTTATGGGTCGAGTTAAAATCAGTGAACTAATGAAACATTACGGAAATAAGAATCGGGGTAAATAAATAGTGATTACAAAGCCTACACCAACTTCAGATGCGCTTTATGATGCAATTATCAAAATCAAAGACGACAATGATTTCGTTAGCTGGGTGCTTTCCTGTGCTGTGTACGAGCAGGATCAGCGGCTTCTGTTGGAATTGATACACTCTCGACCCGACATTGATTCGTCAACCATTGTCCGTGCCTGTTATAATATAGCCCAAAAACGCGGATTGCTTGTTGAATAGTCGTCCGCAACTTTTACAACGGCTATAATAGGAGAGAAGATGAGAATGTGCCTTTTTATGGTGCATTCTCTTTCTTTTTATTTGCGACTGGTAAATTTTGCATCTTATTGCCGGGAGGTGATATTTCCATCATGGATCTCTTTTCTGAAGAGTACCTTGCTCACTATGGCGTTAAGGGAATGAAATGGGGCAAGCATCTGCCAGGCGTTTTCCCTGTGTTCGGGAACAATAGAGGTACAACGACCAATTACGCAGGAGCCTCTCGTTCCGCTGGATCTTTCCGCAGCCCGGCCAATACCGCTGGATATTCTCACGCCAGTGGAACTGTTAAACGGATAGCAGAAAAGCGTAGCGGATACACGCATACTACCGGAACAGCCCCACGCTCCGTCGAGAAGTCAATCAATCGTTCTCGTTCCAGTGGAACAGCGCCGCGCTCTATCGAAAAGTCAATCAATTATTCGCATTCCGGCGGCCATTTCAAGTCGGCGAGCGCAAGCAGGCCCTCTGGTACATCGCTTGGTGTAAGGGTAGCTTCCACTAGACCAACCACATCTGCTGCAGCCTATACTTCCCGGGTGCATTCCAGCATCTCACCAGCGCCAAAGGTGCAAGTCTATCCGCAGAAGCCTAGTGAGAAATTGACGGTATATCCACAGAAGCCGATGAAGATTTCAGATCAGACATGGGGCACTACACTTAAGAACCTGGGTTCCGCCGTTTCACAAACAGGACGCAAAGCAGCAATAAGCGTACTCAGTCTGATTCAAAATATCTCAGCAAAAGCGCTGCGTGCGCTGAACACATAGGAGGAAAAACATGGATTTATTATCTGAAGAGTATCTTGCCCACCATGGTGTTCTTGGTCAGAAGTGGGGCGTCCGGAGATACCAGAATGCAGACGGGTCTTATACGGAAGCCGGAAAAGGTCGGTATGCTCAGAGTAGTAACAAATGGCTTTCTCGAAAAGTGAATGCGTCTAAAGAAGACCGTCAAGCCCATGGTAAAGAATTGGTTAGCAAGGGCAAAACCAGTGTAGGCGCTATAGGCAGAGCGGTTGTACGGCATTATGTTGCCGGCGCTGCTACCGGCGCAGGCGTTTGGGGTGCGCTTGGTGTTGCTGCCGTTGTTGCCGCTCCCGCAGTCACGATTGGAGCCGCTGCCGCGGCTGCTGTTATGGTTGGTGCGGGAGCTACGTATCAGGTTAGCTCTGCCGTCCGTGGCTATCAGGAAGTAAGCGACATTCAGCAGTATCGCAATTCAAAATGAGGTGACGTTTTTGGACCTATTCTCTGAAGAGTATCTTGCCCACTATGGCGTTAAAGGCATGAAATGGGGCAAGAACATTATGGCGAAAGCCGGTGATTTCCTTACTGGGGATCAATACAAAAAAAACGCTGACAACTATCAGCAGAAAGCCAACGCTTTTCAAAAGCAGGCTGCAAGTTATAGATACGCCGAAAGAACCAGCACCGCCGAACGGCGTCAGAATACACAGCGTGCTGCACGGGCTATTAGACAAGCGCAAGGTTATCAGCAATTAGCAAGTTCAAACAGCAAGAAATACAACAATCCTGTAAGAAAAACAATTCGTAATATTTCTTCAACCGCTAATTCAGTACAGAAAAAAGCGGGGAATCTTATTACTGGGAGCCAATACAAAAAGCAAGCCGCAAGTAATCAGCAAAAGGCGAACTACTATCGTAACCAAGTTGCTGAGCTTAGTTCTGCAGAAAACGCCAATGCTACCGATCGTCGCCAGAATACTCAAAAAGCATCGCGGGCAGCGAAGCAAGCCCAAGGTTATCAGTATCTGGCCGATAAAGCAATAAAAAATTATCAGACGAAGTCTGTTGCTGGTATTGCCACGAGTACCGTAAACAAAGGCCTGGATTTCATCAAAAATCTATTCGGCAATTGAAGTTAAGGAGGCAACATGCCACCACTTACAACACGGCTGAGGCATGCCTGGAATGCCTTCACCAATAACAAAGATCCCACTTACAATCCTGACTGGATGGGGTACAGTAGTTCTCTCCGTCCAGATCGGGTGCGATATTCTCGTGGGAATGAGCGGTCCATCATTACAGCAGTGTACACACGCATTGCTATTGATGTGGCCGCTGTTTCTATTCAACACGTTCGACTGGACGAGAACGGCAGCTTCCTTGAGACAATCAACAGTCCGCTAAACGACTGCCTGAATGTGGAGGCAAATGTCGACCAGACTGGCCGGGCCTTCATTCAGGATCTCGTCGAGAGTATGTTCGATGAGGGCTGTGTAGCGATCGTCCCAACGGACTGTTCGGCCAATCCCTTGCTCACCAGCTCCTATGATATTTTGTCGATGCGGGTCGGCAAGATCACGCAGTGGGGCCCATCCTGGGTACGGGTCCGGCTCTACAATGAGCGCACCGGTCAGCAGGAAGAGGTCACGCTCGCCAAGCAGCAGGTGGCTATCATTCCGAACCCGCTATACTCGGTGATGAATGAGCCTAACTCTACCTTCCAGCGGCTGATCCGTAAGCTGAACCTGTTGGATACCATTGACGAACAATCTTCCTCCGGGAAGCTGGACCTGATCATTCAGCTCCCGTATACGATCAAGACAGAGGCCAGACGGCAGCAGGCAGAACAGCGCCGGAAAGACATTGAGATGCAGCTGGCCGGGACTAAGTACGGAATCGCCTACACAGATGGTACGGAGCGTATTACCCAGCTCAATCGCTCTGTTGAGAATAACCTGATGAGTCAGATCGAATACCTGACGAGCATGCTATACAGCCAGTTGGGATTGACGACCTCGATCTTTGACGGAACAGCAGACGAGAAGACCATGCTGAATTATTATAGCCGCACCATCGAGCCGATCCTCTCCGCCATTGTGGATGAGATGGTTCGGAAGTTCCTGACCAAAACCGCCAGAACCCAGGGGCAGAGCATCATGTTCTTCCGGGATCAGTTCAAGTTGGTTCCTGTTGGCCAGGTGGCTGAGATTGCTCAGACACTGGTCAGCACAGAGATCGCCACTCCTAACGAGATGCGTGCGGTGATTGGATGGAAACCAGTGAACGACGCCCGGGCCGATTCATTGATGAACCGAAACATCAATACAGTCCCGGAAGAGGGACAGGAGGAAGTGCCCGTCGAGGAAGATTACGCCGAATACCCGGAAGAAGTATACTCCGAGGAAGAATACCCTGAAGAATAAAGGAGCAAATTCAAAATGGCAGAACGTTACGATTTTAGTGGCTGGGCTACTAAGAACGATCTGAGGTGCTCCGACGGACGAACAATCCGACGGGATGCATTCAAGGATAACGATGGCCAGATTGTACCGCTCGTATGGCAGCATCAGCATAACGACCCCAGCAATGTTCTGGGACACGCCCTTCTGGAGAACCGTCCGGAGGGCGTTTATGCATATGGCAGCTTTAATGATACAGCGGAAGGCCAGAGGGCCAAGGCGCTGGTGGAGCACGGAGACATTACCTCTCTGTCCATCTTTGCCAACAAGCTCAAACAGAGCCCTGCTAAAGATGTGCTGCACGGAGTGATCCGGGAAGTGAGCCTGGTGCTCTCTCCGGCAAACCCCGGTGCCAGCATCGAATTCCCGGTCATGGCTCACGGCGATGACTTTGAGGAAATTGAGGACGAGGCCACCATCTATACTGGTGAGCCTCTTTATCTTGCCCATGCGGACGACTCTGAGGAAGAGGAAACCGAAGATGACGGCGAGACCGTGAAGGACGTATTTGACACTCTAACAGAGAAACAGAAGAAGGTCGTCTACTTTATGATTTCTCAGGCTCTTGAGCAAGAAGGCCTTAAAGCCAAGAAAAAGGAGCCCGAGGAGAAAGAAGACAGCACAGACGAAGAGAACGGTGAAACTGTAAAACATGCGGATTCTTCCGATGAAGAAGAGGACGCAGAATCTACCGATAAAGAAGGAGGAGCCAAGATGGCTGATTCTAAGGAAAAGACCGTTAAGGATGTATTCGACGAGCTCACTGAAGAGCAGAAGAACGTCGTTTACTTTATGATCGGACAGGCTCTGGAGGACGCGAAGAAGGGCGGCAAATCCAGCGCTCCTGCCGATACTGAGGAAGATGAGGAAGACGAGCCCGCCCAGCATTCTTATTACGGAGGCAATGACATGAAGTACAACGTGTTCGACAACAGCTACGACCAGCCGCAGGAGACCCTGAGCCATGCGGAGATCGAGACCATCTTTACCGATGCCCGCCGCATGGGCTCTCTGCGTGATGCTGTTCTGCAGCATATGGAGGACGGCGTGCTGAGCCATGCTGTTTACAATACCGCGGCCGACGGCTCCCAGGGCACTCAGCAGACCTACGGCATGGCCAATGTGGACTACCTGTTCCCGGACGCCCAGACGCTGAACAACATTCCGACCACCATGAACGGCAACACTGCCTGGGTCAAGGATGTCATGGGCGGCGTGCATCACACTCCCTTCTCCCGTATCAAGAGCGTCGTGGCCGACATCACCATGGAGGAGGCTCGGGCCAAGGGTTACCTCAAGGGCAACCAGAAGAAGGACGAGGTCTTTGCGCTGCTCAAGAGAGAGACCAACCCCCAGACCGTGTACAAGAAGCAGAAGATGGACAAGGATGACATCAATGATATCACCAGCTTCGACGTTGTCGCCTGGCTGAAGGCTGAGATGCGCGGCAAGCTTGACGAGGAGTTGGCCCGTGCGATCCTGATCGGCGACGGCCGCGGCGTGTCCGATGATGACAAGATCAAGGAGGATCGTATTCGTCCCATCGCTACCGATGCCGACCTGTACACCATCAAGTCCCCTGTTACTGCCGGTACTGATGACGCCGGCACCGCCAAGAACATCCGCCGGGCGATTCTGGTGGGTATGAAGACCTATGATGGCTCCGGTTCTCCCGTGCTGTTCACTTCCAACAAGTGGCTCAACGAGCTCATGCTGCTGGAAGACGGCATCGGCCATCCCATGTACGAGACCGAGGAGAAGCTGGCTGCGGCCCTGCGGGTTAAGAAGGTCATCCCCGTGCCGATTATGGATGGTAAGACTGTAAATGACGCCGAGCTGGTGGGCATCGTGGTCAACCTGAACGACTATAACGTCGGTGCGGACAAGGGCGGCGCCGTAAGCCTGTTCGATGATTTCGATATCGACTACAACCAGCAGAAGTTCCTGATCGAGACCCGGTGCTCCGGCGCTCTGACCGTGCCTCATTCCGCGATCTGCCTGACCGTGGCGGCTGCGGAGAGCACTGGCGGCTAATTCAAAATGGGAGTCCGAGAGCAGCGTTGGAATGCTGAATACTAATACGTTCCATTGTATTCTCTGCGCGCACCAACGGCGGACTGGCGCTGCTCTTTGATGAAGGAGGATCTCTATGGCGAAATACTATGGGACAATCGGCTTTGAATCCCAGGACGAAATCCGCCCTGGCGTATGGGGGCCGGTTGTTACGGAGCGACGGTATTTTGGGGATATACTCAAGAATACACGCCGCTGGCAAAACGGCCAAAGTATCAACGATGATCTGAACGTGAGCAACACCTTCAGCATTGTCGCTGATCCATACGCCATGGATCACTTCCATACCATGAAGTACATCGAGTGGATGGGAACCAAATGGAAAATCACTGACGTCGATGTACAGTACCCTCGGCTGAATCTGTCTGTGGGAGGTGTCTACAATGCCAATCCAACTGGACCGCAGGCTTGAGCTTCATGAGGAGCTCTGCGGCCTCCTCGGAACAAGGTACGCATATTTCCAGCCTCCTCCGACAGTTCAGCTGCATTACCCCTGTTTTGTGTACGACCGGTCAAACAGCAATGATCTCGCTGCAGACGACAAGAGCCGGTACCTGCACAGACAGGGGTATTCCATTACCTACATCGCATTTGATCCGGATGATCCGATGGTTGATCAGGTGGTCGAGCACTTCCAGTATTGCCGCTGGAGCCGCCACTATACTGCGGATAATCTGCATCATGATGTATTCACACTCTATTATTAGGAGGAAAAAGAAATGGCAAAGCTTATGTGGGACAAGACCGGTGAACGTTTCTTTGAGACCGGTGTACACCACTGCGTTGTGTATCCCTTTACTTCTGCGAACAATGGTAAGGGATTTTTCTACAATGTAGACGAAACCGCTGAAAGCAATAAAAAGTATTCCAACTATGGCCCCGGCGTTGCTTGGAATGGTATTTCTTCTATCAGCGAGTCTGCTGACGGCGGTGACTCCAACCCCATCTATGCCGACGACATCAAGTATATTGATCTGCGGTCTCTTGAGGATCTGAATCTCAGCCTGGAAGCTTATATGTATCCGGTTGAATTTGCCGTCCTCGATGGAAGCGCAGATCTCGGGAACGGCATCATGATTGGTCAGCAGCGCCGCCAGATGTTCGGTCTGAGCTACGAAACTCGTGTAGGCAACGACGTTGACTACGAGGACTATTCCAGAAAGATTCATCTGGTTTACGGCTGTATGGCCGCTCCCACCGAGAAGGGTTACGAAACCATCAATGATTCTCCTGAGGCGATCACTTTCTCCTGGGACATCAGCACCACGCCTATCGCGGTTGAAATTGCCGGCAAGAGCTATAAGCCCACCTCGATTCTGACCATTGAGGTTAATGAGAAGCTGCTTGATCCGACAAATGATGCTGAAGGGGCAGCTGCGTATCGGGCGGCGTATAAGAAACTGACGGACGCTCTTTATGGCGTGGATGCAGACTCTACTGCTACTCCGCCCATTGCTCAGTCGCAACCTTATCTGCCTACCCCGAAGGAAGTCTATGCTTTTTTCAACCCGGGGTCGTAACTTCACAGGCTGAAGAGAACGACCCTGACTCCGTCGGAGAGCCTGATAACGAACCGGACAATGGTCCCGATGATGATCCGCTGACTCCTGAAGAAGAGCCGGAGGATGACCCCGAGAATCCATAAGAAGAAAGGGTGAACAACTGCACAGTGCTTTGCTGCTACTTGTTTGTACGGCGGGCACTGTGCAGTTTCAGGTTTTACAGGTCACATTTTTTCTACAGTCAACAAAATTCAAAATGGCATCTGAAAGGAGATCCAACCATGATCAAGAAAACTATTACTTACACCGATTATAACGGTACCGAGCGCACTGAGGACTTTTACTTCCATCTTACCGAAGCGGAGATTATGGAAATGTCCCTCGGCGTGGACGGCGGCTTGGAACAGATGATTCGCAGGATCATTGCCGCCCAGGATGTTCCCCAGCTCGTGGCGACATTCAAGGATATTCTTCTCCGTTCCTATGGCGAGAAGTCTCCGGATGGCAAGCGGTTTATCAAGACTCCCGAGGTTCGGGAAGCCTTCACTCAGACAGAGGCATATTCCAAGCTGTTCATGGAGCTGGCTACCAACGCTGACTCTGCCACCGCGTTTATGAACGGCGTGATCCCGGCCGATCTTAAGAAGCAGCTTCCTCAGGGCAGTCCGGCACCGGTAAAATAAAAGAAAGGGGACAAGAGCGTGCTCAAACTTTATATTTCGCCGAAAGAAGAGTTTGATCCTGTCACGAGTACGTTTGTGTCGGTGAAGGGTCAAACACTTACTCTGGAGCACTCTTTGGTCTCCTTGTCCAAGTGGGAATCAAAATATTGCAAGCCTTTTCTGAGTCGAGATAATAAAACGCGGGAACAACTGATTGACTATGTGGAATGCATGACCTTAACCCAGAACGTCGATCGAGAGGTCCTCGAACATATCAGTGACAAAGAGTTCAAGCAGATCGTCGATTATATTGAAGCGCCGATGACAGCAACGACGTTCTCGGAAACGCAGAAAAAACCAAGTCGTGAAATCATCACAGCAGAGATTCTATACTATGATATGATCGCACTGAACATCCCGATGGAATGTCAGAAGTGGCATCTCAATCGACTTATCACGTTGATCCGGGTTTGCAGTATTAAGAATTCCCCAAAGAAGAAAAAAATGAGCAAAAAGGCGCTCGCCAAACGGAATGCTTCTTTGAATGCAGCAAGGCGGGCGGCCACCGGCTCTTCTGGATAGTTGCGTTTTCTTTCTACCTATGGTATTATCAGGGTGAAAGGAAGGTGGACGTACATGGCTGCCAGAAGTTTAATATGTCCAAGCTGTGGTGGGCATATAGAAGTTACACAGGATCTTATGCAGTATTTTTGTCCTTATTGTGGGGCAAATGTTACAGCTGATGACGGAATCCAGCGTGTTCTGATTCGTGACGAAGCAAAGCTGAAGGAATTGGAGCTTCAGGAAGAGGAACGCATTCGCCAAGAACAAGAGGAGCAGCGACAGGCAGAAATCCTCGCTGTGGCGAAAAAGCGGTGGAGAGTAGCATTGGTTCTATACTTAGGAGCCTGGCTACTATACTCACTTGCAGTGTACCTCTTCCCAAAGCTTGTAGATCTTTTATCCGGTGTTAATACTGCAATTGCCACTATATGGTTGTTTCTCGGTCCATTGTTTATTCAATTTGCCTACCCGTTTACAGATGCAAATGGGCACTATGTTAGACTTGGCAAAAATGAAAATATATCGAAAAAACGAGTGTTTCTCATGGCCGTGATTCTTTTCTTTGTGCAAGTACTGATTATTTCAGCCATAAGCGGCATTTTCTCCAATTCATAAAAGTACTTACAGAGCTCTCTTCGGAGGGCTCTTTTTTTTTATGCTCGCAAGATGGAAAATTCTGTAATTCAAAATGGGAGGTAATTGCTTGATCAGTTTCTCGCATAAGGGAGATTTCAGCAAAACTGAAAAGTTCCTCACAAAGGCGCAGACACACCAATTTGCCTCCATTCTCAGCAAGTATGGTGAAAAAGGAGTTGCCGCACTACAGGCAGCCACCCCGGTCGATACCGGAGAAACTGCTGCCTCCTGGGATTATGAAATCGAAGAAAGTGCTAATTCTGTGACTATTCATTGGGTCAATCATCATACAGCGCCAACAAACTCCAATGTGAATATCGCGCTGATCCTTCAGCTGGGCCATGGCACCCGCAATGGCGGCTACGTGGTCGGCAGGGACTACATTAATCCGGCGATGCGACCGGTGTTTGACGAAATTGCCGACGAGGTTTGGAACGAGGTGAATAGTTAATGCCGGATATTGACAATCGCATCGTAAAGATGCAATTTGACAACGGCCAGTTTGAAAGCGGTGTCAAAGAAAGTCTCAGTACGCTGGATAAGCTCAAAAATGCGCTGGATTTCAAGTCAAGCGTAAAGAGCATGCAAAACCTGTCAGATGCCGGCAAAGGGCTATCTAACAGTCTGAACTTTGACGGTGTTCTGAAAGGCCTGGAGCAAATCAATGATCGGTTCTCCATCGTGGGAATGGTCGTCCAGAACCTGAAAACGCAGGCCGCTGATGCGCTTACCAGTATTACTACGGAACTTGCAAAGACAACGGCAGCGGTTACTCCACTTGGGAATGCCCTCAGTGAGATCACAACCGGGTTTAATTATCTTGCTACCAGTGTCCAGTCCATGACGCCTGCAGCAAACATGATGGCTGGCTGGGAGAAATATGCCGACAAAACCCAGTCCGTTCAGACGATTATGAACGCAACGGGTTTGTCCATTGATGAGGTCAGTTCGCAGCTTGACAAACTGATGTGGTATACCGATGAGACCAGTTACAATTTCAATGACATGGCCTCGAACATCGGTAAGTTCACATCTCAGGGTATTGATCTTGAGACGGCGTCTACAGCTATGATGGGTATCGCCAACTGGGCGGGCCTGTCTGGTGCAAAAGTTGCAGAAGCCAGCCGCGCCATGTATAACATTTCGCAGGCAATGGGCATGGGATACATGTCGCAGATGGACTGGAAGTCTATTGAGAACGCCAATATGGCTACTCAGGAATTCAAACAGACAGTCATTGACGCCGCGGTTGCAGAGGGCACGCTTCAAGAAGTTGCCGATGGGCTGTACGTTGATATGAAGGGCAACGAAGTCTCTGTCAATAATTTCAGGGAAAATCTGAAGGATGGCTGGTTTGACAAAGACGTTATGCTGCACAGTTTGCAGGACTATGGCGATTATGTCAATGAAGTATATAAAGTCGCAGAGGAATTCGGCGTTAGCTGCGCCGAAGCCATGGATATTGTCAATGATCTGAACGGTGTCACGGGCACACTTGGAGAAAGGGCGTTTCGTGCAGCTCAGGAAGCCAAAACTTTTGGCGATACTGTAGAGGCTATTAAAGATGCCGTTTCTTCCGGATGGATGTCGATCTTTGAGAATATATTTGGTAATTATAACGAAGCAAAGGTTGTTTGGACCTGGTGGGCAAACGAGCTTTGGGATGTCTTTGCGGGACCCCTTGACGAACTAAACCAAAAGCTGTCTGGATGGCATCGAGGGATCACTGACGTTTTTGGAGCCCTTGATGCACTTGGGATCAGTTATGAAGGACTGGAGTGGTGGGCGGACAAAGCATTTGATGGCGACGTACTCGAAACATTTCGGTATCTGCTCAGTGATGTGGATACCATGGTCAAATATGCAGGTGTCGACGCGAAAACCGCTCTGGAGATTCAAAATGAATACCTGGCGACGACTTCCGATGGCTTAACCGGTTATGAAGCTGGGATCGAGGCCGTCTGGTATGCATGGCGCGGTGTTGGCGAAATACTCGAAATCGTTGGTGACGCATGGCACGAAGCATTTCCCGAGTCAACAGTGCAGTCCATGGTGTCCTTCACTGAATCTCTGCGGGATAGTATGAAGTCGCTATATGATGCGTTCAACGTCGGCGATTTTGAGTATGGCACAGGGTCCATCGAAGAACGAGCAGAAGCAATTGGATATACTGTTGAACAGATAGAGTGGGCTGCAAAAAATTGGTTCCAGGGAGACTTGACTGGAGCCATAATGTGGGCGGAAGATCTTGATTATCTTGGTATTTCCATGTCCGATCTTGCCGCTGCTGCAGATAAATACTTTAATGGCGACATAAACGAAGCACGTTTTGCTGCTATCGCAAACATGACGGAAACCGGCAAAGTCATGGCCGACACCATGGACGAATGCCAAGCTAATGTGGACAAATTTACGGCTGCATGGGATCGTTCTGAGAACCTAAGTGCAACGGTCAGCGGGCTTGCTAATGGACTTGGCATCATTAAAGATTTTCTTGGCGCGATAAAAAACGTGGTTTTGGAGCCTATCTTTGGAAAAATCCCCAATTTGTTTGACAAGCTATTAGATAGAACAGCAAAACTTGGGATGCAACTTATCGGCCTTCGTCATCGGCTTCAGGAAAGCGGCTTCTTCGAGGAAAAGCTTCAGAAGATCGTGACATGGGTTACCGGTCTGGGTAAGCAGATAAACACAATTTGGAACAGCATTAAGAATCTGGACTCGGTTAAGCAGTTGTTGGAAAACCTCAAGCAGATCAAGAACTGGTTCAAGAGCATTGGCAAAGGTGCGCTTGATACTATTTCAAATTTTCTTGACGACCTGTCTGGCGGTGATCATGCCGAGGGTATCAACAATATTGTCGGCGCTGTGGACGCGCTGGTCAGCGGTCTGAACTGGCTGATTGATACGGTGCAATCTGGATACGGTGCGGTAAAGACCTTCTTTGAGTCGCTGGATTATTCTTCTATCGGAACGTTCTTCAGCAGTGTCGTTAGCTCCTTTGGCGGAGACGGCTCGGCGGCAGGCGGGATAATTTCTAACCTATCAAAAATCGGTGAGACGTTGCAGGGGTTCTTTAGCATAATTCTAGGAAACGGCGCGAATGCCTTTGACACCGGAAAGAGTCTGGTTGCTAATCTGTTTAACGGTATTGCAGCCGGATTTAATGATGGAACGCTGATCGCAAATCTGAAGACTGCTGCCGGTTATCTGCTTGGCATGGATATTCTTCTGAAGCTGATTCAGGGAACAAGCGCCGTAACAAAAATGATTACCGGGCTTGCCGATCTGCCGGAGAAGCTGGGCAAAGTACTTGACGGCACTCTCGGCGTTTTGGAAAGTTATCAGACAGAGCTTCGCACCGAGTCCATTAAAAATATAGCAATTGCAATGATCGCTCTTGCAGGTGCTGTTGCAATTATGAGCCTTATCCCGGCAGATAAGTTCGCTACGGTAATCGTTGGCTTGACCGCTGTGATCGGCGTTATGATTCCTCTGGTGAATGCCATCACCAAATTGCAGGCCGCACGAGTAAGTAAAGTAACCGATATTTTCGGTGTTTTGAATAATTTCGCAAATAAAATCGCTCCTATGCTTGGGATGGCAGCGGTCTTTGCAGCGGCCGGAGCCATGATTAAGATGATTGGCCAGGGCATTCTTGAGATTGCGATTGGCATTGCGCTCATTGCGTATGCTGTCAACAAGGATCCCGGAGCCGTTTCCAAAGCCGTTAGTACCCTACTGCCGTTCTTTGAGTGGATCGTCACCATCCTTACAGTTCTGGGCACTGTAGGAGCCATCATGACATTCATGGGCAAAGACGTGATGAGCTATGCAGCGCTCTTTGCCTCTTTTGGGGCAGCATTTGCCGGAATCGGAGCAGGGCTTCTGATGATTGCCGGCGGTATTGCCATCATGGCCAATTGTGACCCAACGCGCTTGGGGGATGCTTTCAATAAGCTGATGGGTTTCATGGTGATGATCACCCTGATGGTCGCCTTGCTCATGGCTTTAGCGTTGGCTACCAAGGGCGACTATTCCAAATTAGCCGCTGCGGAAGGACTGCTCAAAGCTGTTGGCGGCATGTTCGTCAAGATTGGAGCCGCGCTGCTTCTTGTGGCGCTCGCCGTCGGGGTGCTATCTATTATTCCGACAGCCAGAATGGAACCGGCTATGCGGGCGCTTGCTATATTCGCTGCTGTAGTTGGCGTTATTGTAGCTATTATTGTTGGGCTTGCTTCCCACATGAATTACGCCTCGTTTGAGTCAGCAGCATCTGTTGTCAAAGCGGCGGGCAATGCCTTTGTAAAGATTGGGGCGGCTTTGCTTATCATGGCCCTCTCGATCGCTATCCTGTCAATTGTTCCTACCGACCAAATGCAGCCTGCGGCAATTGCACTTGGCATTCTTGCCGGCGTTATCGGAGCAATCATGATTGCTATCACGGCAATTGCAGCGCATTCTAACGGCACGAGCGATGTAGCAGCGTCTTTGACTGCGGCCAGTACCGGTTTCGTCAAAATGGCAGCAGCAATTCTGATCATTGCCGGAGCGATTGCGTTGCTATCCAATTTTGGCGGATCCAACATGCTGGCTGCAGCAGGAGTAATCGCCGGTTTAGCCGCCGGTCTTGGGATAATGATAGGCATCCTATCCACACTAGATGCCGACGGGCTACAGACTGCCGCACAGACGTTCATTCTGGCGGCAACAGCATTCTTAATTATTGCGGCAGCGGTTGTGGTCCTCGGCTATGCGATGTCGCAGTTTGAATCAGTTGGTCAGTTTGCTCTGGCTATTTTCACACTGGTTGGGGCGCTTGTAGCCCTAATGGCTGTTGTTGGTGTTATCGCATTTCTTAGCACTCAGGTTCCCGGACTCAGCATGGCTCTGAGCGCCGTTGCTGATATTCTGATGATCATTGCCATGGCGTTCCTGGCTGCCGGTGTTGGTGTGCTTGCATTTTCTGTTGGTATTCAGTTGCTTGCCAACAACACGCAAGCAATCCCGGCGGTGCTTTCCGCCATTGGGCAAGGCCTCCATATGATGGCCACTTACATCAAAAACGATAAGGGCGAACTTGCAATCTTTGCCCTTGTGTTGGCAGGTGTAGGTGTCGCCTGCGCTGGACTTGCAAAGCTTGTTGCAGCTCTGGCCCCTGTGTTCAGCACATTTGTAGAGCAGCTTGGGACCATTCTTAACACAGTTGTTACCGCAGTTATCAATGGCGTAGATAAGCTGGTCACGGCAGTTGGTAACGGACTTGGCAAGCTAATCTCGTTAATCGGTAGCCATCTGCCATCCTTGAAAACACTTCTGATTGCTGGCGCTGCCCTGCTGATTACCGGGTTCCTTGAGTTTATAACTGGAGCCATGGGAGATCTGGTGAACAGTATTGTAAAGCTTCTCATTGTGGGTATCAATAGTATCTCTATTGCGATCATTGACAATGGGGAACAGATTGGCGCGGCAATCGGCAACTTGCTTGAAGCGCTTGGGCTGCTGGTCTTGAATGGGATTAAGGGCCTTCTTGAAAGTTGGAATATTCCGACTGGATGGATGGACGACATGTTCAATCTTGACGGAGCAAACAGTCTCGTTCTTGGACATCTTCGTGAAAATAACGAGAAACTCAACAGTGAAGTCAAAGAGACCATGTCCGGCGTCGAAGAGACCGCAAAAAATGGGCTGAAGAGCATTGGTAACACTGTTGCTGATGGCGCTGACGGATTGTTTGGTAAAGCAGGGACCGTTGCGACCGATGATATTCATTCTGCCGGCACTGCTGTAAAGAACGAGATCACCAAAACCGGCAAGGAAATCGATGAACTCAGGCAGGAGCAGTTTGACCGCAACCGGCGCAATACTGTAGATGCTATTGACAAAACTGGCGAAACAATCGAACGAAATGTCGACGGCAGCATTATTAAACCCGCCCAGAAGAAAGCAATGGAAGCGGCGGGATTGATTTCCGATGCCGGAACAGGCAGTATATCAGCGAAGATCAAAGAGCTCGGCCTGAACTACAAAGATATGCAGTCCTGGGCAAACGAGTACTTTGACGGCAACATTCAGAAAGCCACCGAGTTTGCAGAGGCGCTGGACCGCCTTAACAGCAGTACCGAAGGGCTTAAATGGTGGGCTGACAATTACTTTAATGGTGATGTTTCTGCCGCTATGGAACAGGGCCTTGCCAACCTGCAAGCTACCGGAAAAGTAACGGCGGACAGTTGGGAAGAAGCCGCTAATAATCTCAAGGCCTACCGTGGAGAAGGCGCGGATATTTCCGACAGCGTTGCTTATGCCAATGCCGGTAAAGCGGACGGAGAGGCGTATGGTAACAACTTTATTGACGCCTTCCAGGGCCTCATGGCAGGAGAAGGTATTTCCGGGAGTACCCTTCTTGGAGATATGGACATGGGCCAGCTGGGCGACATGCTCAGCGGTGCCGGACTAAGCTTTGACGCCGACAGCCTGGACTTGTCCAATATCTCCGAGGTGCTAACCGAAAACGGCTTTGACCTCCCGCTTACAGGTGTGGATTTCTCAAATCTGTCGCTGGATGAACTCATGGCGTATATGAGTGACGTCGGAACGGATGCTGGAGAAACCGCGGGCGAGGAAGCCGTCAACACCGCTGCAGAGAACATCGCCGGCAGTTCTGGAGAGTTGGCAGCAGCTACCAACGCCGCCGCGTCTGAGGCGACCGTAGAGAACATGGAAGCCATCAAGACCAGTGCGGAAGAAGCCACCGCTGCGGCAGAGACGGCAACCGCTGCTTCCGAAACAGCTACCGCTGCGGCAGAGACTGCAACTACAGCAATGGAAACGGAAGCTACCGCCGCACAAGGAACCCAGACCGCAGCTGAAGCGGCCATGGCTGCCATGGATACGGCATCTGAGCAAGCTGCGGTGTCCGGATCGGCTATGATGATGGCGTATATCAGCGGTATTAATAAAAACAGTTCTATTGTTGTTACTACTGTAGCGAACGTCGCGCAGGCAGCCGTTAATAAGCTCTCAAGTTTCCGACAGAATTTCTACAACACTGGTTTGAATCTTGGTCAGGGACTAATTGATGGTTTGCAGGCAAAACAAAGTGAGGCTGAAACTGCCGGATACAACTATGGTAAAGCAACCGCGGATGCAGTAGCGAGAGGTGCAGACACAGCATCTCCTTCTAAAGCAACAATGCTTACCGGTAAATACATTGGCGAGGGGCTTATCATTGGTATGCGGCGTATGGCATCAAACGTGTCTGCTACGGGAGAGAAAATCGGTTCTTTGGCCGTTAACGCCATGCAGTCGACCATTGAACGAATTCGCGGTATTATTGACGGGACACTTGAGGTCGACCCTACCATCCGTCCTGTTTTGGATATGTCAAATGTTACTGCCGGAGCAATGGCAATGAACGGGCTGTTTGGGAACCCGAGTATGTCGTTGTCCAGCGCAAACCTTAGTGCAATTCGGTCTTTGTCCGGTCTTTCTATTGGCTCACAGCCAGCCTCTGCAGTGGCCGGAAGCAACGCCGATATCATAAGCGCCATCCGCGAAATGAGAGGGGACATTGATCAGCTCGGCGACCGCATCAGCCAAATGCGCATCGTGATGGACTCCGGCGAGCTTGTCGGATCTATCGGAACCAAAATGGACCGCCGGCTCGGTGAGATTGCCAAACACAAAAGTCGCGGTAACTAAACAAAAACGACCCGGTCTGTTGGCTACTACTCAGCTTTCAGACCGGGCTATTTTACTGAACAACCACAAATTCAAAATGGGAGGAACCCAATGTATCATTCGATCTATTTCGCTCCGTCGCCAGAGGTGTTTCAGTCTGGTATTATCGACAAGAACGAGACGGACAGGCAAAAAGTTATAGACATCTGGGAAGATTGGCACCTGGTTTCCTCCTCGCGTCCGCTGTTCCTTCCTCCGAAACTTAAAGACAGCTACGTAGATATTCCGGGTGGAGATGGAGCACTGGATCTTTCCGAGGTGCTAACCGGAACGCCTGTATACAGCAACCGAACCGGAAGCTGGGATTTGTACGTCATGAATGGCTACTGGGATTGGGTTGATGCATATTCCACCATCATGAACTATCTTCACGGACAGCGCATGTACGCGATTCTCGAAGATGATAAGGCCCATTACTACGAGGGCCGGTTCACAGTGAATACGTGGAGGAGCGATCCGAGCTACAGTAGAATTACCATTAACTATAACGTTGACCCTTATAAATATACGGTCCTTCAGAATGAATGGTACTGGAATCCCTTTGATTTCGGGGCGCCTTTAGACGACAACATCAATACGGACGCAGATTACGGTCAATGGCTAGAGGCCAATAGAAAAGGCAACACTGCTTTGATGGGCCATACATATCACCATGAGAATACCATTAACGGCGTGGACCTGCTTAGCCCAGAGAACGAGAGCACAGCTCGGATAAGCGCTAATGATTTCCAACTCGCTTTCGGCGGCGGCGCCATCCCAGATTATCAAAACATGACCGTTGCTGGAACGCTTGAGACCGTAGTTAAGGGTATTGGTAAAAAGATTACGCCGACATTTGAAGCTGCTCTTCCAAGCACTACAGTAAACAGCGTAACGTACGTAGACACATGGAATTACAGTGGTTTGAACGGAAAGACACACGTCGGTTGGCAGACGCAGAGCCAAGCCGAAGATTTTAGGGTGGGCGACTATGCTCCAGTAAAACCAGCCGAAACTATATCCGAAGGTATGCTTCAGAGTGCAACACTATATCTGACAATCGACGGAACCACCTACACTATTCCTCTACATACGGAGGCAAATGACAGCCTCAATTCTGGGGCCTATGCACTTTTTGGGACGGTACCTAATACGGATCCGACGCCGAAAGTAAAGCCATATGTAATCTGCGTTCCAAACGAGCTATCCGATACACCTGCCGGAACATATTTTAAAAGGGAGTCTGGCGATACCTGGACAAAAGCAGAACTAACCTGGACGCAGACCCCCGACACAACATACGGAGTCACTGTCCAGCAGATCTACCCGGATGGAACCAGCACGGAGCGTTTTCAGATCCCGTATGGAGGAAAAGTCTATATTCCAGGAATCCTAATCGTTGACGGTGCTAATACACTTATTTTCAGGGGCTGTGGAACAGTGACCATGAACTACAGAGGAGCAAGCCTGTAATGTATTACATCTATATAGACAATCTGTCATGGGACAGTGCGGGCAATTTAAAACCACATCAGGAGCGGTTAATGTATATGCCAGGCGTGGACGACCTGCTTGTGCTGAATCCGAAGCTCACGATGGAATTAAACAAGGCCGGTTCTCTGGAATTCAAAATGCCATATAACCATATCATGCTGGAGGATCTTCATGAGCTTCGATCCAACGTAATTGTTCGGAGAGACCGGCGGACCATCTGGAAAGGGCGCGTCACCAAAATCGATCGCGATTTTTACAAAAATGCCAGTGTTTACTGCGAAGGGGCGCTCGCGTTTCTTAATGATACGTTGGTTCCTCCTTACGAGTATAAAGAAACTACAACTACCGTTGCGCAATTATTTGAATATTTCATTACACAACATGTGATAGAAGCTTCCGAGGGACGTAAAATCCAATTAGCAACCCCTTCTTGCGATGTCACCAAAGTGTCCTGGGAGGTAGAGCATTATCCGGAGCTGGTAATACCCGAGGGCAGCACCGGTGATGAGACCCACGTCATTGACCCAAACGACACGGAGATCAAAGTCGAAAACAAGTCATATCCTCAGACTCTGGAAGAACTGACGAGCGTTCTTGTAGATGAGTATGGTGGATATTTGTATCTGACATATGGCGCAAATGACAAGTACTATCTGGGCTATTACCAAAAGTATGGCGGATCCGAACAGAGAAGATCCCGACAGAAGATCATGTTCGGAATCAACCTGCTGGACTTCTCAGAAAGTCAAAGTGCGGAAGATCTCTTTACCCGTATCCGTCCCATCGGCGCTTCCGATCTTGCAACGGATCCTGCGGTTATTGAGAATAAGACCGCCATGCAGGAGTACGGGAAAATCACCCGCACCGAAACGTGGAACGATATTGAAGATGCTAACGAGCTTCTTCGCAAGGGACGGAAACGGCTGCTTGAGGGGTCGCGCATCAGTCAGACGATTGCGATTAAGGCAGTTGACCTGCAATTGCTTCGGCCTGACGAGGAGGACGAGATCGAGCTTGGCGATAAAGTCGGCGTGTTCTCAGCTCCGCACGGTATCAATCAGGAGTATATTTGTTCCCAGATCATTATCGATCTGCAGGATCCATCTAACACAGAGTACGTGTTCGGAGACGTATATACATCACTTACCGGCACACGGGTTTCCGGAGATACTTCCTCCGTCGTGCTGGACAATCAGGCTGAAACCCAGGAGTTTTAGGGTTACGGCAATACGATGAAAGGAGAGTTGATTATGGCTAACATCACCAATGAACTCGACACAATCAGTTCAGGTGTATATGGCCGCGATATTAAAAGGGCTATTCATAGCGCTATCGACAAATTAAACCAAAACGGCACAGAAGGTCTGTCTGATGCGGCTGCCAATGCGGCTGTAAGTGCCACCAAGTATCAGAGTATTGACAAGGCTTCTGCAGAAGGACAGGAGGCACTTAATTGGCTTGTAGAAAATGGGTTTATGCAGGGTGGAGAAGCGTTCACACCGATGAACAAAGACGTTGTCCGAGCATTTATTATTCTTAAACGTATGGGTCTCATCGGAAACGATGATTCACAGGGTGCCTCTGGGTATAAGATCTATACGTATTTCAGAGCGAGAGCAGACGCCAATGGCATCCCCCGATGGGCACAGCCAACCATCTACAAGCTGATGCACAAAGTTGGCATAGATGGACATCCTTTGCTCCGTGGCGTAGACGATCCACTTACGTCAGACCCGGTGCTTGTTATTGGGGATGACAACCAAGATTACCCATTCGTATATGATAAAACGCCTCTGTCCAGCTCGGAACAGCGTGGACTGTATAACATCAAACTGAATATTTCAAGCGAGATGCTCCGCACGCTGGTAATCATTGACCGGTCTGGTTATTTTGAGGATCTTGTTTGGACCTCGATAAATTGCGACGCTCAGCTGCCATAAAGGACGTGATACACCATGGCCAGATTAGTATGGGATCAGACGGCGGAACGGCTGTATGAGACCGGCGTCCGGTACTGCGTGGCGTATCCGTTTAACCGGAGCAGAGAGCATCCATATTCTCCGGGTGTCGCATGGAATGGACTGACGGCAATCAAGCAGGACCCAAATGTCACGTTCAAGCCGATTTATGCAGACGACACCAAGTATTTGAATCTCCCCCATGAGTCTCTGAAGCTGAAAGTGGACGCCTATACCTATCCTGATACTATCGCCATCGCTGACGGTTCCGCTGATCTGGCACGGGGCCTTCGTCTTAGTCAGCAGCGGAGAAAGATATTTGGGCTCAGCTATGTATCCACGGTCGGAAATGACACAGAGCTCAACGACTATGGCTATAAGATTCATCTGATCTACGGATGTATGGCCTCTCCGGTTGAGAAAGCGTTTTCGACCATAAATGACGGAATCGGGCCTGTGACATTTTCCTGGGACGTCATCACCAACCCCATTACACTGGAAGGATTCAAACCACTGTCGGTCATCACGGTTGACTCCGCTACCTGTGCACTGACTCCGGAAGGCCAATCCGGCCTTGTCAAGCTTCGGGATATTTTGTGGGGCACCGATACGACAGAACCATACCTTCCGCTGCCGTGGGAAGTGGTGGAGATATTTACGGCGAAGAAGTTCTATCTTGTGGATGAGCTTGATCAGATTCTTATGGATGAGGACGGAAACTTCTACATTGACGCTGATGGGGATTCGTGAGGTGAGGCAATGAGCGATATTTATACTGCAGATAAAGAAACAGTCTCAGGCGTTGCACCGCACGACAAATACGTAATTGAGCAGGATAAAAAACTTCGCCTTATCACCAGAGAAGAAGCAGCTTTGGGAGAGAAAGGCGTGATTGCTGCATGGTTAAATGACCGTGGAGAATTGCTGCTCCAACTGGGCGGAAAGGAGGACTGACGTCATGCCGAATATACCACTTGCAACCAAGCCAAAAACCAATCATATGCTGGACCATGACAGCTTCCTTACCGTCACAGAAGAGGGCCTCAACCGCCGGGTGGAGCGAAAAGATCTTGAGGTTGATGAAGATATCTCACTGATTCTGGATGGATACATTAACGAGCACGGTGAACTGATGTTGGTCCTTGGCGATATGTTTGACAACAACCCGGCGACTGTTGAATTTAACTATATGATACCCGGAGGCGGTGGCAGCGTTGGCGACTTTGAGGTCGGTCCAGTTGAAAGTGTGGGTGACAGACTGTCCAGTAGCGACGAAACGGTTGCTACAGCATTGGTCGCTATCTATGGGGTGCATCAGCTTGGACACTACAGCGGCTGTCACAGCGGCGAGAAGCTCAGCGACAGTACAGATATTAATTCGGTACATAGGGAGGAAAATGCATCGTGAACGGTGTTATCAATAAAAACTGGCTTGGAATCAAGAATAGCATGCTTCTTAAGGGATATGGCGGCAGCGGGAAGTACTACAAAGCCGGTGTTACAGACGTGATTGACACTACAGGCGCTACGGCGGTTGCACACAGTATCACGTCCTTACTTGGAGATAATCTAGTCAATAGCAGTAGCACCTCGGCTGAAGCTCTTACTGTGCGTTTTGGTACGTCGAACACCCCGCCAACTGGAGAAGAACGGAATCTAGGCAGCCCCTGGACGAACAATCTAAAATATGTGAAAACAACACGTAGCAATTTGACATGGAACGGGAATACTGCGTCACGTACATATACTGTTACTGTACAAAGCGAGGCGAGTGGTTCTGAAGTGATTCGAGAATTTGGCTTGTTCTGTCACGGGATTAGAACGAGTAGTAGCAACGGTTGTGACATTCTTCTATATCATGAGATTCTTGACGAACCCATTACACTCAACCAGTTTGAGACCGCCACCATCTCCTTTACGGTCTCTATGACCTTCACTGAGCCGACCAGTGGGTGGGTGGCGCCGGCATGAGCAGAGTTATAAATGTTGGGCCGGTTACAGCTTATGGGCTGGCTGTAAAAAACGGATTTGTTGGGACTGAGCGGGAATGGCTGGAGAGTTTGCACGATCACACTACCTGGGTAGGAACCAAAGCCGAATATGACGCGCTACCGGCTCATGACGAGGGAACTATCTACTATACGCTGGAGGAGTCTACATGATTAATGCCCCCACTAGTTACGCGGCGGCTATATATCAGGGCGAACGAAACATAGAAGAAGTACGAATCGGCAACAATAAAGTTTGGCCAACCATGGGGGAACCGTCAATTTTTCAGCTAACGTTGACGTCAAAGCTAGACATCGATATTTATTATACCCAGACAGCCCCTTCCAGTGTATTGGTAAACTGGGGTGATGGCTCTGAGCCAGGATACACGCCGGCTTTGAATGCACATCTTCATCACCGTTATTATGAGCCAGGTGACTATGAACTACAGCTGACTTCCCGAAAGGGGTGTACGTGGAGTCCAGGTGCAGTTGATCAAAACGATTCTACTATCAACTATGGATTCTTAGGCAGTTATGGATCAACAAAGGACGGTACGACACCGGAGCTGACAGGATTTGCTCTTTCTAAAGAAGCCAGGCTTGATGTTCCATATGCGTTTTATGGCTGTACCGGACTTACCTCGGCGTCTGTTCCGGCGTTTATTTCTTCCACGAGCGATTATATTTTTGAAGCATGTTCTGGTTTAACGGAAATCTCCCTTCCGGACTCCATGCAAACCATCGCTTGGGGTTTGCTATTCGACTGCTCAGCGCTTGTAGAAATTACGTTACCCTGCAATTTGAGCTCCATTAGTGGTCATGCGTTTCGCGGAACGGGTATACGAACCATTGATATTCCGAGCACCGTTACCAGCATTGGCGAAAATGCATTTGCTTATTGCACGGATCTTGAGGCTTTTTATTTCCCACCGCTTGTGACCGCTATTGCGAACGATGTACTCCGTAACTGCACGTCCCTCTCGGTAGTCACCATTCCAGAAGGCGTTGTATCAATCGGTTCGCAGGCGTTTTTCCTCTGCTCCAGTTTAAGCAGCTTGTCACTGCCGGCATCATTAACGAACATATATGGAGACAACAATACGGACGGCAATATGATTTGCTTCCAGCGTAGTGGCATAACTAACTTTCATGTTGCAGAGGAGAATCCAGCATTCTGTGATGTCGATGGAGTGCTGTATACTAAGGACCGATCCACGTTGCTGGTATATCCGCCGGCAAGGCAAGGGGCATATACAGTACCAAGAAAAGTTACTGTCCATTATCATGCATTTTATTATTGTGTTGGCTTAACAAAGATAACCTTATCAACTGGTGTGGTACTTGCGGGTGCAGGTGATGGGCATACGTTCGGAGCATCGGCCTTCCAATTCTGCACGGCCCTTATTGAGGCGGATCTTGGGTTAACAACCATTTACGGGCATGTGTTCCAGAACTGCACTGCGCTTGAGAAGGTTTGGCTGCGGTCCACGTGTACCACTATAACTGCTTCTGCCGTCAGCCAGTCGCCGTTTTACACGACAAACAAAAACTGTGTACTGTATGTAGCGGCCAGCAGCAAGCCATCTGGCTTTGGAAGCTATTGGGATAATTATGACGGTTCAACAAAACTATCCGTGGTGTACAGACAAACCACTAGCCCATTCTAAGGAGGTGTCGTTATGACTGTGTACCGAACGAGTGACCCTGAGGAGGCCTGGTGGCTGTCAAAAAAATGCCTCGCCGGACAAGAAGGGCTGATTATTGTTACTACGGAAGTTCCATGCGTTTGGACGGGCAAGCTTAGGACGTTTAACAAAAAATACTGCGAGGAACACAACGTTCCCGTGGCCTATGGAGAGTACCTGGGAGGGAGCATTGTGGCCTTCCCGAGTGACCTCTCTATTATGGAGGTTCGTTGGGGCGATTCTTCGTTTGCCCAAGACGTCATACACACGGTTGAACAGTGGCTGCTAACACGCGGACTTGCCGTAACGTACGATACTAACGACCTTCTTCTCGACGGAAAGAAAGTAGCGTCCTGGGCCAGAGCTACCACGGTGAAAGGGTGGTGCCAGAGCGTCGTGCACTTTTCCATCGGCACGGATCTGGAGCTAATCAGAGAAATATGCATTAAGCCTATGACAAAGATCCCAGGAAGTCTAACCCCATATGGCATTACAGCAGAAGATCTTCTGAAGCTTTTAGAGCTATCTGAGTAAAATCAAAATGGGAGGCAGATTCCAATGAGCATTTCTAAAATTATCAACATTGCCCTGGCTGAGGTCGGCTACGTGGAGAAGGCCTCTAACAGCAGCCTTTATGATAAGAAAGCAAACCCGGGCAGCGCCAACTGGACCAAATACGGCGCATGGTACGGGCTTAACGGACCCGGTGCACCCTGGTGTGACATGCTCGTCTCCTGGTGCGCGGAACAGGCTGGGGAGGCATCTGCTGTTGGACGGTTCTCCTATGTGCCCTATCACGCGAAGTTCTTCCAGGAGAGAGGGCAGTATTTCGCAAGAGGAGAAAAGCTGCCGCAGGCCGGAGACGTGATATTCTTCCGGGAGTTCGAGCATATCGGCTTGGTAGAGTATTGCGACGGGACCTATGTATATACCATTGAGGGCAATACTTCCGACGGTGATACGCTGGACCCCAATGGCGGCGCGGTTTGCCGGAAGTGCTATTCTCTCGACAGCGTGTATATTCAGGGCTATGGCCGGCCGGACTATCAGGAAGACGATGAAAAAGAGGAGGAAGCAACTACAGTGAGCACAAAGGTTTTGGGTATCGACGTCAGCGAGCACAATGGAACAATCAATTGGACAGCCGTCAAGCAGGCTGGTGTGGAGTTTGCCATCATTCGGACTGGTTACGGCAAGTCTTATGTGGATTCTCAGTTCAAGCGGAACATTACGCAGGCCATTGCCCAGGGAATTCACGTGGGCGTTTATCACTTCACCTATGCTCTGGATGCGGCGGGTGTCAAACGGGAAGCGGAGTTTGTGCTCTCCCTCCTGAAAGACTACAAGATTGACCTGCCCGTGTTCTTTGACTTTGAGTATGATACGGTCCGTTATGCCAAAGAAAACGGCGTGACTCTTGGACGGCAGGCTTTCCTGGACCACACCAAGGCTTTCTGCGATGTCATTGAGGCCGCGGGATATCGGGCCGGTACTTATTACAATTACAGCTACTACAAGCAGTACTATGACAAGAATACCCTCGGCTCCTACGTCCAGTGGTATGCTCAGTACAATGCCACCGCCGACATCTCCGGCTGGGACATTTGGCAGTATAGCTCTAAGGGCACCCTCTCCGGCTGCACGGGCCATTTCGACATGAATGAGATGACCAGAGAAACTTTTGAGAAGCTGACCAACTTCAAAATGGCAGGCTGGCAGAAGGATTCTAACGGCTGGTGGTATCGCTATGAAGACGGAAGTTATCCGAAGGCAGCACTGGCGGGCATTGACGGCTGCTGGTATTACTTCGATGACGACGGGTACCTGGTGCAGAACGCCTCCTGGAGCTACAACGGCGTGCTGTATACGGCCGACAATGACGGGAAAGTAACATTTGAGGAGGAGAACGCTGTGAAAGAGGAGAAGTATTACGAGAAGCTCGGCGACCTGCCTGCCCACTATCGGACAGAGATTGATAAGCTGGTCGCTGCCGGGTTCCTGAGGGGCAAGAGCGGTGAGGGTGATAGCATGGTGCTGGATCTCCATGAAGAGGCCGTTCGGAGTCTGGTTGTTCTGGCAAGAGTCGCTGCACAGAACGGGCTGATTTAATATGACCATCGGGGATATTCTCGCGTTGGTTGAGTTCAAGGATGGGGTCTCGATCGGGGGCCTCATCCTGATTATTTTACTCACCCTGATTCAGATCTCACCGATCAAGATCAACCCTTGGGACTTAATTCTGCACTGGATTGGAGACCGTCTCACTTCCAACATAAAAAAGCAAGTATCGTCTCTGGAGAAGAAGCTGGACAAGCACATTGCCGAGTCTGCGGAGCGGGACCTGAAAGATACCAGAGCGCAGATTCTGGCCTTCTGTAATTCCTGCATGAATGGGACTCGTCATTCCAAAGAACAGTTTGACTTTATTATTAAGCAGTGCGACGACTATGAGACATATATCGCGGAGAATGATATTCGCAACGGTGTGATTGAGTCTGCCATGAAAGAGATTCGCCGACTTTATGACAAGTGCATTCAGAACAATAGCTTTTTGAAAGAGGGGCAGGACCCTGAACCATTTGCAATGAAGACTGGAATGGATCAGGCCCAGGTTCGTCAAGCGACTGAGGCCATTCGTGGGGGAAGGTGCTGATTCGCTGTGCGCTACACAATTGACGGCAGTATTCTTACCGGAATTGCAGACGCTATCCGGAACAAGACAGGATCTGAGGCAGGCATCGCGCCGGTTAACATGGCGAACGAAATCGATAATATTCCGTCTGACATTGCTGGGGCTTTGTCTACGGCCCGCGCTATATTAGACAACCAATTTATGGCCCGGATCCAAGGTGTCCTGTCAGCCGCCGAGATGGCCCAGTATCAGAATACCTGGGAATTGATTTACGCAGAACTTGGATTAGGAGGCGATTGATAATGTCCGATTCTCATGTAGAGGAATACCTTAAGAAACTAAACGGTCAGGATGTCGATATCTCCTTTGAGCCGCAAAGTAATGTCGAGCTGTATCTCGCTAAAATGAACGGCATGAATGTACAGCTGCCGCCTGAGCCAGAAAGCAGAGTCGAGGCGCTTCTTGCCGACTATATTGAGTCTGGCGGGGGAGATACCGCCCCATCTATAACTCGAATCACAACAGCTTTTCGGAATTTTGATAGTGCACAATATATGAATACATATGGGATTGATGCCTTAACGTCATACTCGTTTGTCCCTATTGTTAATTATTTTGTGTCTTTGGGTACTACCGAAAATGAAGCAAAAATATGTACAGCGATTCTTGCGCTCATCTCTTGTCTTACGGATTGTGAACATCTTCGTACGCAGCAACTTCAACAATACGTTATGAATTTCAAATCGGTAGTAAGCGATAATGTTATTGATGGCTATTTAGAGTCCATTCGTGGGTTCATTAAAACAAGCGACATCGCGTGGACTTATTTATGCGGTGCTGGAGATGCTCCAATTTGCGCAGAGCTAGCCGATGTAATTATATACACAGCTTCTCTATCAATCAATGATACTTAAGGGATGGTGTTTCAACATGACTAAATTTACAAAAGATTGGGCGACTGCAGCGCTGATCAGAGCTGCTAGAAGCTTTGCACAGGTGGCCTTGGGCGGCATCACCGTTGGGGCTGCACTGGATGAAGTAAATTGGATTCGTATCTTTTCCGTAGCCGCCGTTGCCGCAATCTATTCTATTCTGACCAGCGTTGTTACAGGCTTGCCTGAAGCTAAAACTGACGGCACACTGATCGTCGACGACACGAATGGAGACACCACCAACTATCTCTTCCAGGTGGAGACACCGCTGGATGAGATGCAGACTAAGAAATCTGTACGGATGAACGTGGAGGTGCACAAATGATCAATTTCGGAAAGGACGTGCCGTTTCAGAGAATTCGGCGTATTACGGGGTATCTCACCGGAGACCTTTCAACATGGAATAACGCAAAGCAGGCGGAGGAGAAAGACCGGGTTACACACGGGATGCATGCTTCTGCCAAGAAAACTAACAACCCGGCCTGAAAGCTCTGGTACAGCTCATAGGTCGGGTTGTAATCGATTGTCTACCCGTGGACGTATCTGGTTTTCACCTTGGTAGACTTTCCATCGGATACACTGGTAGTTACTTTGTATCCTCTGTGTGCGGGTTTCACCTTAACCCGAATTCTTTTTACAATTCTTTTCGCCATTCCTCCTTCACCTCCTCCTACATGGCCCGGCGGTGATACAAAGAGCAGTTTGATCTGGTCCATCTACTGAGCTCTTTGTGACTTACACATCTATTATATCATAGCATTGACGATCTCTCAACATATAGCGCATATTATGGTCAGCTTTGTGACTTTTGCACAACATCTTGTAATGTTTTAACTAAACCAAAAGAAAGGGGCAAATCATCATGGCCAAGAAAGAAATCATTAAGGTACCCTTTAACCGAGAACGTCTGGAGCTGGCGATGACCAACTACGGCTACAGCTACAAGGCGCTCTCTAAATACTCCGGTGTTTCTGACACCAGCATCCGCAGAGGCGCAAAGGCCGGCGAGATCAACCGGGAGTTTGCCATCAAGATTGCAGAACAGCTCTGTGTCACCCTGGCGTTCCTGTCTGGTGACAAGAGCATGGACCGCATTGCCAAGGCATTCAAAACAGTTAACGCGTTCATGGACACCGCGCCCGAGCTGCTTCGGATGGAGATCGACCCGACTGCAACCGCTGCGGAATAATTCAAAATGGGAGGTAAATGATTATGGGTGCGTCAATTCTTGACCGGCTCAACGAACGGAACGGCACTACCGACCACACCATTGCCGGTGCACTGAAGAGCTACATCATTCGTAACGGCGGTGATCCTACAGGTCTCCAGAACATTGCGGATTTGGTGGCAGCGCTACCGGAGGGCGGTGGATCTGGCGGAGCAAAGGTTTACACGATTACTGGTACTGATCATAATAATTCCGTGGTCCCGGAGGGGTTTCCCACGTCGTTTAGCGTGAATGATGTTGAAAACGGGGACGTGGGCCTTATGTTGGTTTTGCGAGAAGTGTATCAAAAAGACGAAACGGACGAGCCGAGGGAAACGGTGCAGGTTCATTGGTTTAGTGAACGCAACGAAGCCTTGGACTTCGTGTTTGGACAGGCATATAATATCAGTACAGGCAACCTGGGGTGCATGTCAGTTATGTCATGGAACAGAAATCTCGGAACATGCAAACTGACACAATGGCATGATGGATGGACAGACAGCGAGACAGACAATTACTCATACTACGATTATTTATTCGGCGATGAATTTGTACACAACGAAATGGGTGACGAATATTACCGTAACACACAAGAAGCTGAAATGTCTGGTGAGGAGTTCGTATTATACAATCACTCAGTCACATGGAAACTGGTAGTGTTTGACAATCGATCTGCATAAATTCAAAATGGGAGTAAAAAAAACAGATCCGGCCCGAATGCTCCTCCTAAGCAATCAGACCGGATCAACCATCTCCTATTATACGCATAAGGGTAAGAGGCCTCCTTTCAACATTCCCTGCGCTCTTACCGGCTAGTTATGCCTCATCGTTTGTATGGTCTTCGCTGGCGTTTTCGTCAGCACCAATCTTGCTAATCACGGCATCGGCAGTGGATGCTAGGAAGTCTTCTCCGCACCCATTTTTGATTGCGAGCGTTCCGATATAGCAGATACCAGCAACCGCTATGCCAAATTTGATTGTATCGCAAACGATGCGCACGAGTTCCAGATTGATTGTTTCTCCCTCCTCTCTCTAACATAGAGTTATATGGAAACGGGCGTATGTAAGTGTGGTGCCCGGACAATCGCAGTGTATCATATCTGAGAACGGCGGTCAATGAGCAGAGTTACCAAATCGTGCCATAATGGGGGAGGGGTCCTTAACGGGCTCCTCCCTTCGCATGTTTTACAACTGGTATTCTTTTTTGTTGAGCGTACCGTTTATGGAACTCTCGGTATGTTAGGATTCGATTGACAGCAACTTTTACAATGCCTATAATGGAAAGGAGGTGAGTGCGATGGTATACTTGACCGCACGTAACGATAAGCAGTTGGGTATCTGTTTACGAATGCTGTATTCGGAAAGCGTGGAATTTAAAGTTGAGGTTATCATGAATGATCGTGATAAAATCGAATTCCGCGTGTATCCAATGCTCGATGAAATTCGTATTCCAGATATTATGCGTCGTTACGAGATCATGATATCGTAGTCCATCATTCCTAACGGGTTAAAGGTCGTGAATCACATGGCCTTTAACTCTTGCAAAAGAAGCAAGGAGATGCATGATGCAAATACTGACTAAAATAATAGAGCCATACCGGCTTTCTGATGGTTCATGGAAAGTAAGGCTTATTGAACGGATGGAAGAGTATCCGGTTGATAAGGAGCGAGACTTCGGATACTGTAATGTATGCGGCGACAAACGATATCCCGAGTGCATTGATGGGTGCATTCACAGGCGCGGTATTCCGCTAAAAGAGGGATGGGATGTCTGAATCCGCAAAAATTGCAACTGCTATAATGGAAAGAATGTAGTTTAATTGGTAAAACGCTACTTAGAGATGGAGGTTCAACCCCTCCCATTCTTTTTTCGTTTTGTCCGCAAATTTTACAGCCTCCTAGATGGAATAAACTATTAGGAGGTATGTGTATGTTCATAGATATTCTGATCGTGGTGCTTTGCATCGTGGTGGTCAAGAACATATTGGCGAAGTACATGTAAGCGAACGTGATATTCAGACTGGAAGGGTCCTGCGGGGCCTTTCCTTTTTACAACGACTTTTCTTTTTTTTGAAATCGCAAAAATTCCCGGGTGGGGTTTTCCGAAAAAACAATTCTGAACTGGAGTTCATACTGTCCTTAGTATATGCCATGAAATGTGCCACGGTGTTTACAGCCCTTGTGATACCAATGGGTTTGTAAAATAGAGAGAGTTTTCGAATCCCTCTCTCTCCGCCACTGGCCTCCCCTTGTGGGAGGCCTTTTTTGCGTTTTACCACGGTTTTACCCTGTTTTTGCAACTTATTTATGAGACTGAATTACCATATATTAGGCGCAAAACCCATGTTTGATACCCTCATATGCCACGAAATGTGACACGAGACCCCGAAAAATATGACACGAAAATCTGTCAAAAAGTTCAGACTTCTCCGGATTCTGATTTTTCATCTTTCAGCAGCTCAGCGAAGTACCGCTCAATTTCTGCATTTACCGCCTCTCTTTTTGCATCTGTGGTATGCTGGTAGATCCGTTTTAGAGTCTGGATCGACGACCACCCGCCACGCTCCATGGCGTATTTGTCCGGAGTGCCGAGTTCCAACATGATAGAGGCGTTCTGATGCCGGAGGTCGTGCAAGCGCATATGCGGAAGCCCCTCCTCTTTACAGATCAGAGTGAGCCGCTTGCTTAGTGTGTTGGCGTGGACGTTGCAGAAAGGGATATTCCGTGTTACACACTCATCCAGTTTCAAAGCGAGATACGCAGGAACTGGGAGTGTACGCTTGGATTTCCTGGTTTTTGTAGTTTTGACCACAAACTCATGGTTCTCATTTGGGACTTTGGCCTTTGTTACGTGCAGGAGCTGCTTCTCGGAGTCCCAGTCACTATGCTCTAGCGCCAGTATTTCTGATCTGCGCAGCCCGAGGAACATCGCCAGCAGGACCGGAACCTCGATGGATTCCCCATCCACTGCTCTGATCAGTTTTGCGCACTGGTCTTTATCCAGGATATTTCCCTCGAAATCCTCTGCTTGCGGCAGTGTGGCACGGATCTGGCGGCCACAGAACTGCTTTATTACTGCTGACAGAAGCCCTTTGACATTCGCAACGGTTTTGGGGCCGCTGGTCTTTGCCTCACGATTGATTGCCACCTGGGCTACATTATCGGTGATATTTCGGAGTTGCATGAGCATTTCCGGCTGCAGGTGGTTTTTCTTGATGTTTTTGTAGCCTCTGATCGTGGATGGGGACAACACGTTGCTTTTCATGTTAATATATTTGGTGATGGCTTCTTCCAGAGTCATGGTGGATTGGTCGAGAATGGTTTCATGGTGCCGCTGGGCTAATTCACTGGCCAGGCGGATGCACTCATATTTATCAGGGCTGGTAACGCTCTGGTAGACGCTCTTTCCATTTTCGTCTTTTCCAAGATACACACGAAGTCTCCAGGTTCCTGATGGTAGTTGCGTTGGGTTCATGATATCTGCCTCCATTCAGATGTAGAATGTCTCCGATTGTATCATAAGCCCTCCGTGTTTGAAAGGACAGAACCAATCTATTTTGTGACGACGGAACAATCTGTGCGCATGTTGTTCCAATAGTAATTGCCGTGCGCAGGTGTCCGGTTCTTATGGTATATTCTCTACATCTTAATATTTTGGAGGTATAGAGAATGCCAAAACTAAAAAAGTCGCCAACAGAACTGGCGAACACATACTTGCTGACGGCCATCGGTTCGTCAGCTATTTTTTATGCTAATTCGCCCCTGCAGCAGGCAAGAATTGTTGGCTTGTCCCGGGCCAGCTGGTATCGCCGGCTGAAAGCACCGGGAACCTTTACTGTTGATGAACTCCGAAAGCTTGCCAGGCACTATCGCTGGGATAACGACACCCTGCTGAAGATTGTGGGGTGGCAGTGATGGGATATTTGAAAGCAGAACTGTCACTCAAAAGTCCATATCACATCACCAAGCATCGGCAGTATGAGCTGATGCACTTTTGTTTGCAGTACCCGGAGTGGAAAGCAGAGTACCATGATATTTATGAGGCGATTGGCAGCATCCAACGGTCAGAAGTGGCAATTGTCCATGAGAAAGGCAGACCGGTGGAAGATCTGGCTGAGCGGCTGACGGAACTGCGGGCGGCAATGGAGCTGGTTGAGAAAGCTGCTGACTATGCTGACAGAGAGTTGCGAGAGTTCATTATTCTCGCCGCAACAAAAGACGTGAAATACCCGGCGCTCAGTACTCGCTATGGGGTGCCCTGCGGAAAGGACCTGTGGTACAGCACATACCGGAAGTTTTTCTGGATACTAAGTCAGATGAAGGGGCTGTGATGCGGCTCCCGATTATTTTTTACTATCCGCAAAAATTACAAGTTCTATAATGGAACCTACGGGTTCTATATATTTTTTGCAGGAGGTAACGTTGTGGTCAGCTTGACAAGAAAGGCTGGAATCAGTATAGTGAGAAAGGAGGGAGGTGCCAAATGAATATGTCGGAAACAGCACGTATCATTATCGGCCTCCGGTCTAAGGGATGGTCTGACACGGAAATTGCGGACTTCATCCTCTGGGTTGAAACCGGAGATACACAGTATCAGCCAAAGGAACCGCCCGATACTGCCGCAGCAAAAGAATAGTAACAGACACAAGACCGCTCAACCGTAACTGGCTGGGCGGTCTTTTTGCGTTTTAAGGAGGTAATTCAAAATGGGAGTAATTAAATTCGCCGATGTGGATAGACGGTTGCTTTTCAAATACATTATGCATTGTGATAGAAGTATGTACTGGTATGATGGGATTATTCAGAGGCTCATGGAAGGAGTAATCTTTATCCGTGCTCGACGCATTGGCTGCAAAGGAATAGATGATTGGATCAATATGCAGCCACCTATCTGGGAGAACCCCGGCATGTTCTATCGTTAATATAGTATATTTAGCACGGCTTGATCCCAAATGATGATCGAGGGAACTGGGCCATAAGTTTGTCTGGTATATGCTTCACGATACTCGCCATATCGTTTTCCGGTTTCTGTAAGCTTCCATCCCGTGCCCTGTTTCACTATTAATCCAGCTGCCTGCGCACGTTTATTAAAGTCCTGAGCAGACTTATGCATTTGCCTGGCAAGCTCTGATGCTGTTTTACGTTTGCTCACATTTCATACGTCTCCTGTATGTGTTACTACCATTGTATCACATATGGGAGGCATTTTCAATTTTAAAGGAGGTAATTCAAAATGGGAGGTAAAAACCCGATCTACAAATACACCCTGTCGCCATATGACGTAAATGACCACAATGCTCCGGTGGCGCACTACTGTTCCCTGTGCCGGACGCATCATACGATTCCACGGAAGGACTGGGTGCTGTTGGTTCGGACAAATCGGATCACAAAGCGGCAGGTCCTTCGTCTGGCCTGCAAGAACAGTGTGTGGAAATCCGGATATATTGGAAAGGAGGCATTGCAATGAACCTGCTTCAGATAGCGAAACCGGTTGCCGTTGGTCTATGTTTGGCCAGCGGTTTTCTTATGTACCAGTGCGGAAGGGCCGATGCGGTGGACGGCATGTTCAATATGCAGATGGACGAGGAGGTCACCTTCGTTCGTGAGGATGGCAGTCGTTTCAAACTGAAAGTTGTGGAGGATGATCAGTATGAAGATCGTAGTTCGATGCAGGGATGATAGAATGTATAATTTTGTCTTCGCGGAGTGCCAGTATGACGTGCGTCAGCAATCCTGGATCGTACAGGACAGGGATGGCTCACAACATTATTTTCCGAGTGTAAACGTTGTCCATCTGCAATGCTCCAAAGACGATACTCCCGTTAAGCGGTGACTGTGATGGAACGAAGCTACACCATATATGAGATTGCCGAGAAGTGCAATGTACACCACAAAACAGTCAATCGGTGGATCAAAACAGGGCTGATGGAGGGATATTTGAAAGGCGGAAAGTTCCGAGTCCCTCTGTCGGCCTTTTTGCGCTTTCAGGTAGAACACCCTAAGTACAAAACAGAGAACCAGCTGCAGCGAGAGGTATGTTCCGCAGAGCTTGCCATCTATCAGGAACGGGTATGGGAACTCGCCGACGATATTAAACAGCGGATCGGGGTGCTTTCGGCAGAGCTGACGCAGCTTCAAGATCAGTTGGACCTGTGTAAAAAGATATTTGAAAGGATTGATCAGATATGACAAAAAACGAACGAATCCATGAATTTGACGTACTGCTTCGGGATGTTCCGAACAGTACCCGGATGCGGGATTGGCTGATAGACCACGACTTTTTCAGGGTTCCTGCCAGCAGAAAGTATCATGGTGCCTATGAGGGAGGATTGTTTGACCATTCGTTGCAGGTGGCGCAGCATCTGATAGCGCTCACGGAAAACAATAACCTTCAGTGGAAGCGTCCGGAATCCCCTGTGCTGGTAGGGATATTCCACGACCTCTGCAAGATCGACCAGTATATCTGCACCGGGACGGATTACGAGGGGCACAACCAGTATAAGTGGAATGACAACCAGCTCCTCAAAGGCCATGGTGACAAATCTATTATCCTTCTAAGCCAACTCACGACGCTGACAGAGGAGGAAATCCTGTGCATCCGATACCATATGGGGGCCTTTGTGGAGAAAGAGGAATGGAACGACTACACCAGAGCCGTGGAGAAGTGTCCGAACGTGCTCTGGACTCATCAGGCGGACATGCTGGCAAGTCATGTTGACGGCGTCTGATTATATTCAGCAAAAAAAGCAAGTCCTATAACGGAAGTAATTCCAAGAAATCTGAAAGGAGTTTGATACTATGGAATTTAGAGATCGCATTGATGAGGAATTGGAGCGAGTTTGCAACAAGATGAAGTCGGCGACCCCTGGCACGGATCAGTACGTACAGCTTCTGACGGAGGTGGAACGGCTCGCCAAGCTGATCGGTAACGAGGACCGACTGGAGTTGGAGAAGCTGGACAGTCAGGCCAAGCGTGACCTTGATGAGGACAAGCAGCGGCTCGCGGAAGTGGAAAGCGAGCGCAACTATGAACTCGCCAAGGATCAGGCAAAGGCCGAAGCTGCCACAGCGGCCAACGAACGGGAGGTCACGGACCGGGACAGCAAGCGCGGGATCGTGAAATCTCTGATCGGGGCTGGCGCGATGCTGGCCATGGGGGTGCTGACGATCTACAGTGAGGAAAGTCGCATCATCACATCGAAGGCGTGGAGCTTTGTCTCCAAAGTGATGCCTAAGATTTAAGAAAGGAACTATTTCGGCGGGAGGACCTGTAACAGGGTCCTTTCGCTTTGTCTTTTCACAATTCAAAATGGGAGGTTTTACTATGGGTGTTTTCAAGGATATTATGACTGATCTGATGGACCATGAGGACGAGGTTGAGCTTCTCACCGGCGTCATGCCAGAGGATCTTCCGGACTACTTTGACACGAAGGAAATCACAGACCTTTGGCAGACAATTCAAAAGATTGAGGTGAAACGGTTTTGACGGATGAACGCTTTGTGTATGAGAGTGATATTCGCAGCAAAAAGAACATCGCTCACCAGGCAATCCATCGAAAGAACGGCAGCAAGTCCAAGAAATGCACGCTGCCCCATGATGGACTTTCTCAGAAACAGTGGAAGGAGCTGAACGGTCCGGTGCAAACGGTCAATCTCAATGCGCCTATCGCATGGAAAGACTTCAAGGCGCTAAGTTCACAGATGCAAGAAAGCTACGTGATGAACCTGATTCGGAAGTATGATATTTCTCAAGTCGACTTTGCTGAATTAGTAGGGATCAGCGGCCCGGTCGTGAACAAATATTTTAAAGGTAGAAACATCAAATTTGGAAAGGGCAAGAAAGGGCGTTCCAGGAAGCAGGAGGACGCATGGATTGCGTTTGTCTGTGATATTCCTGAAACAGAGGTTGCAAATAATGAAACTTATGTAAAGCCAACTCCGTGTGAAGTGTCTCTGGTATTCCGCGGTAAACTCAAGCTGGATGATATTCTCAGCAGTTTGAAAGAGACCTTTGGAGATACGGTGGATGGCTGCATTCGGGTTACTTTTGAAAAGGAGGGTGCATAGTGGGAAAAGATTCAAGTTATATTTGGGATCCGGAAAGACTAAGATTTCTGCTTGGTCAGGCCGGCATTTCGGGGGCAGAGCTCGGCAAGCAATGTGACCTTTCTAGCAAGTCTGTAGCCGACTATCTGTCCGGTGCCAGTGTGCCCGGCCTCCAAAACCTGATCAGGATCGCCGATTATTTCTGTGTACCGGTGGATTATCTGATCGGGAGGGTATCTTATTACGACGCCAAGGCTATTCAGAAGGATTTTCGGTGCAGTTATATGCGCCTTAGGCATGCCGCGTACGAAAAATATATTCGGAGCAGCCACAGTAACCAACGGCCAATCGACCCGAATGACGATATTCTCCCAGTGTGGCCCTACAATCTGGTGGATGAGATATTCAAAGAGCCTACCGAGGACGTTCTCAATGACGATCAGTTGGTGGGGCTTCAGAACGCCCTTGATACGCTGACTGACCGCGAGCGGGAGGTTGTGCATTTATATTATAAGAACGGGCTTACCCTTCGGCAGGTTGGTGAAATAGAGTCAGTAGGCCCTGCGCGAATCCGCCAGATCCTTGCCAAGTCTCTTCGAAAACTTCGGCATCCCAGCAGAGCAAATCAGATCCGGCTCGGTGCAGAGTTGGCAAAGAAAGAATCCTTTGTAAAAACCAAAGAGGCGGAACTGGAGGCGCGGCTGAAAGTAGTTGCAGAGCATGAGGAATCCTTAAAAGCTGTAAAAGACCCTAGTATGCCAACTAAGCGCACGATATCGCTGGTTGACCTGGATTTGTCAGTTCGGTCCTACAATTGTCTGGCTCGTGGCAGAATCAATACTTTATCGGAACTGATGGACGCTGCAGAGGCTGGCGAACTGGCAAACATCCGTAATCTTGGCAAGAAGTCAATTCTGGAGATCTGCAACAAAATCTACAGCCTGGCAGGAGTCTCTTATCATGAACGGTATGGTCTTGCTGTCCCGGAGTTAGTTAAAAAGGAGAAAGCGTAGTGGGAAAAGATATTAAGCTGTCGCCAAAGTATGCTTACGAGCTGCTGGAGCAGGTTACAAGGGATTGGTGATATTTTTTCCGCAAAATTAACAACCTCTGTAATAGGAGAAATCCAATACTTTATGGAGGTACAAGATTATGACTGGAAGAGTGATATTTAGCGTGGTTTGCCTGGGCATTAGCGTGTTTTCCATCGGAGTATCTGCTGGAGCGACGATTCAGCAGCGGCTCGATCGGAAGAGCTACGATGGCCTGTTGGACAACCTGGGCTATGATGTTCACCACATCGGCAATCAGGTGGTTGCCATGAGGAAAGGATTTTCAAAGAAAGGATTGGGCCTGTAACAGGGCCCTTTCTTTTTGTCCATCCGCAATTTTTACAACTCCTATAATGAGGGAAGTGGAATTCGCTGAGTTATGTCGGCGGCCGGTGAAAGTCGGTAACCACATCAATAGTTCAATGGTAGAACACTCCAGTATGGAGAGACGCTCGTTCGAAGCGAGCAACCCTTATTTTTTTTGCTGGCAGGATTGACAGGTATTCTCATATGTGATATTATTGCTCCACTTTTTGGTGAGGAGTGTTAACATGCCGAAATGTGAGATGTGCGGACAGTATTTCAATCTGGAAAAAGCGAAAAAAGAGTTTAATCACTATTTCAGCGAGAGTTCTCAGTGGAAGTACGAGTGGGTAATTAAGAAAGTTTTATGCGACGAATGTGCAATTGGTGACGCAAGTTTACGATGGATGGAAGGAACGCTTGTGGATGAATTTGAGGGAACATACGACTAATACTCCGAGTAGGTAAGAGGCTCCTTATGGGGTCTCTTTTTTTTCAGCAAATTTTACAGCAGCTATAATGGCAATAAATGCTAATTCTATATTCTAGGAGGAACGTATTATGCGGAGATCAAGTGAACAGAAGAACGACCTGATGTGGAATCTGGTAGTGAGTCATGCTTATCGGATTGAGGCAAAAAAGCGTGAGCTGGAGAAGATTGGAGGAACCGAATCGACGATTGCAGGAGCGCTGGACATGTCGACAATGGAGTTGAGATGGTGGCATGCCGTTTATGTTACAAATCGGGTTGAGCAGAAAGAAATGGAGCTTATGCATAAGCGAGAATTGGAGAAAGAAGACGCATTTGAGGAGAAGCAGGGCTCTTAACAGGGCCCTTTTCTTTTGTATCGTTATATTCCGCAATTTTTACAGGGTATATGATGGAGAATCTCAAAAATTTTTAGGAGGTTATATTATGGGATGCATTATTAAGTACATTGGCATTGGAGCGTGTATTGGCGTCGGGTATCTGGCGGCCTGCACGGCGATGATGCCCGTTATGCAGAAGATGACGTACCGGATGACAATGAAGAATATTGAGAGGATGTGCAAGGATTAGAGCCTGTAACAGGGCTCTTTCCTTTTCTACAGTGTTTTTCCGCAAATTTTGCAAGGTGTAAGATGGAAGGATTATTCACAAAAGAAACTGAAATTCTGAAAGGAGCAATTATTATGCTGAACAAGATTGGTAACCTGAAGGATAAGATCTGGGTTGAGATGACTGCCCGGAAGCTGGAGAAGGAAGCCAAGCCAAAGAAGAGCATGGATGAGATCCTGAGAGAGAAACAGGAGGACATGATGTGGGCGATCCATGGACCGAACGCGGGGGCTTAACAGCTCCCCATTCTTTTTCACAACCGTTATATTTTTTCAGCAAGAATTACAGCGACAATAATGGAACAAAACTTAAAGGAGGAATTTGTAATGGATGAACTGTTGAGCTTTGATGCCCTGCAGTGGCTGATGTCGGTTGGTTACGGTCAGAAGACGCATGAGGAGCGTATGGTGCTCATCAAGGCGGCTAAGATCGCTTACCCGAATGATAACGAGCAGGACGCAATTGACTTCGACAAAAGGGTCTGACAAGGCCCTCCTTTTTTTTGTCTATGCGATATTTCTATGAGCCACCGCCGATCACCGTTCCCATGTACGGACAGGTCCACTGCTGCAATCATCCGCTCTACACCTACTGCACGTTATATTTGGAAGGCGGTATTGGGCTTGCCGTGATCCAGCAGCGGTTTGACTCGGTCACAAAGCACTTCTGGTGGGGACCGATCGACGAGTGCCTGGCCAATGATATTTACTTGTCTCCAAACTTTCCGGAGTACTTTCATAGTCATGCCGCCAAGCCAACGGACGCCGGATTATATTTTACGGTTCCGGTCCGTTCTCTGATGTGGGCCCTCAGGATGAAGCCACTTCGGAAAGAGCCGTGGGAGCAGTTTTCCGCAGAATTAACAGCTCCTAAAATGGAAGGTATTACACTGTGATATTTTGGAAGGAGCGATTGTATGATTAAATTACTGGACAAGACGCTGTGGCTGATTGCGTACATCATTACTCTGCCGCTGAACATCGCGTTCGCGCTGGTGGATCTGTTGGTGGAGGTGACATTCGTACTGGCCGACTTCGTCCGAAACGCTATTAGGAACAAGCGGTTCAAACAAGTACACAAATAGATACCGGAGAACAGAGGGGGCTCTTAACAGGGCCTCTCTTTTTATTATGTCAACCAATCCGCAAAAATTACAAGTACTATAATGGAACCTACGGGTTCTGATATTTTTCTTTTGAAAGGAGATTTCGCCATGAATCCTGGAACATTCCTGAAAGTGCATTCACCAGTGTTGCTGGCGGGTGCGGCAATTGTGCTGATCGTCGGCGTGGTTGCCAGTGCGATTGCGACAGCACCGAAAGCAGCGGAAGAAGTCAAGGATATTCAGGAGAAAGCTAAGCATGTGAATCCTGAAAATTCCTCGGGGGAAGATTCCGAGGAAACCACCGTAGAAGAGGCCATTAACAGAGTCTCTTCTAATTTGCCCGAGCCTGCACAAATGGTGCTGAAGCGGATCCGCGGCCTCACCGTTGTTCAGAATCTGCGGTATCCGGAGTACCGAACGTTATATTTTGATGCGGCAAAAGTCCTTGGAAAGCGGTACCTGCCAACGCTTGTTATGGCTGCTGGGGCGGTTGCTTGCGTGATATTCTCGCAAAAGGCCTCGGCAGTGAAGTACGCGGCGGCAATGGGCATGCTGTCTACCACAGCGGGACGGTATGACAGAATACGGGATAAGATCCGCAAAGTGCTCGGTGAAGAGGAAGCGGTGGGTCTGGACCGTGATATTTTGAAAGAGGAGGCCAGTGAGAAGTTCAGTGATTCAGACATGACGCTGGCCTGTGGAGAGATTGAGGACACTGGTGATGGTGATATTCTGTTTTGGGAGCCGATTACCGGGAAGTACTTCTATTCGTCAACACGAGCGCTGCAGGATGCGCTCACCAAGGCCAGCCGCATCCGGGAACGAAAAGATATTTCCTTCAATAAACTTCTGGCGCTTATGGGGTTGGAAGGTATTCCGAACGGCAACGAACTCGGATGGAAAAAGGGCCAGAGCCTGATAGACTTCTGGTTCCACAACAATGACATTGAGGTCGACGACGATACCAGGCCTTTGACAATTATCGACTGGATCACCAGCCCAACCTATATTTAAGAAAGGACAATCGCAAATGGACGTAAAGACGATCGCCAAGACGGTCAGCAGCATTTGTGTCAAGAACGGCCCTTCGATTCTCACGGGATTCGGAGTGGCCTTCTTTCTTGGCGCTACCGTTGCGGCTGCCGTCGTGTCACCTAAAGTGGTAAAACGGGTGAAAGCGGCAAAAGAACAGAAGAAGAAACGCCTCCAGAACGAGCAGGATGATATTTTGGAGGAAGACGAGGAACAGGATGCCAAAGAAGAGAGAATCTATCGGGACGTGTACGAAGGCATGACCATGAAACAGGCCGGTGAAAAGTACGAGCTGACGCTGGCTGAGGTCCGTGATATTTACAGAGCAAAGAAAAAGGCGCATAAGGCCCGGGGACGGAAACCGGGCGACCTGACTGTCTGGGAGAATATTAAGATTGCAGCGCCGTTATTTGCTCCGGCTGCACTGATGATCATCTGTGGGCTGATCTGTGTGGTCATGGCCAACAAGCTGCATATTGACAGAACCATGGCTGCCGTTGCCGCCTGTGAGCTGTCGGGGAACGCCCTGAAAGAGTATCAGGACAAAACTGCTGAGAAATTTGGAGAAAAAGCTGACAAGGAGATCAAGGAAGAGGTCGCAAAGGACCAGATCCGGAAGAATCCTCCTGAGAATAATACCGTGATATTTACTGGAAACGGAGAGTACCTATGCTATGAGCCAATCTCCAGGCAGTACATTCGATCCAGTTCCACTGCGGTAAAGGAAGCGATATTTAAGATCAGGGACGCATTGGCAGACGACGGCTGGTGCTCGGTCAATGACTACCTTGGATGGCTGAATGCGGAAGAGATGCCATACGGAGATGATATTGGCTGGTCAGCATTTGAGCCATGTGAGACAAAGGTGGAGGACAACTTCATCTACGACAGGGCCAAACCGGACGATGATACGCCGTGTCTGATCATTCAGCTCTATCCTCAGCCAAAGCACCGGTATGAGGGCAAACGGTAACGTGATATTTGGAAAGGGGAGAGGAACGTGTCTGATAACGTTGCGTTCAAGATGTCTTACAAGAATCCGAGAAATGGCGTGACCTATGTGTCATTTGGCTGCAGAGACAATGCAGTCAAAGCTGTACGTGATATTCTGGCGAGGACTCCACTTCCATACTTCGACACGCTCCTCTCCTTCCTCCGGCAGGCCAGTGTCGGAGATTCCGTTGAGATGCGTGATATTCGTATGGAGTGCGTTCCGGTATCAGAGGACGGCATCATAGCAGTGGATACGGTCATTGAGTATTACGACACGGAGGAACGCTATGAGAACTGCACGGTACAGATCCTGAGAAACAGCCACACCGGAGAGGAGTCTATTGGCTGGTGGGAGAACACAGACGAGTGAATCCGCAAAAATTACAAGTTCTATAATGGAACCTACGGGTTCTGTATATTTTTTCTGAAAGGATGATGGCCATGAAGATCAGTATTAGAGGTGCGGTAAAAACTGCCCTCGCCGTTTACGGAGGCTACAAGCTTCTGGAACCGACCATCGAACGGGCTGGAAAAGTGCTGGAGGGATATTTCGAGGACCGGGTGCTTCCTGATCTGAAGCGGAAACTGTCAGCTAAGATCCAGTACCTGATCTTTGGTGATATTCCGGAGCGGGCTTCTGTGAAACGGCCTAAGGTAAGCTATGCGAAGTATGTGAAGTGCGATCGTCCGTCTGAGGATAGGGCGCAAACAGACTATTCTCAGTACGCAATGAAACGGCGTGCAGATATTCTGTATTCTTCCCGCAAAGAGGCGGAAGACGTTCGGGATGAGTTGGAGAAGCTAGCGTCAGATTATGGCATCGTTACCCTGAATGACGTAAGAAAACTTAGCGGTCTAGAAACCAAGTATGCTGATAGTAATTGGGGATGGGAAGATTGTGACCCTTACGAATGGGACATTTGCCCGTCTTACATTGATCGAAGCAGTTTCATCATCGACTTTCCGCCGATTGAGCGGTTGAACTAATTATATTTTGAAAGGAGCAAATCACTATGCGCAAGAAGAATTTTTACAACACAGGTGCAACTCTTGGGAGGAACGTAAACGCCGTTAACAAGACCGAAGTCAACAACAATGATGTTTCTAAGGAGGAAAACACTATGAACGAGAACACCAACAACATGGAGCACATTGAGGACCGCAAGTTCACCGACAAAATCCTGAACGCCTGGGACGTGACCACCGCCTTCGCCCGGAAGCACTGGCGGAAGATCCTGTTCGGGGCCATGGGCGTTGCGACAGCGGTGGCATTGCCAATGATCCTGGATAAGAAGAATGAGACGCCGGAGCTTCCCGCTGAGGAGGATATTCCGTTCCTGCCGGAGGACGAGCAGGCAACAGAAGAACCTCAGGAGGAGACTATTGAGATCGAAGAAGCGGAGTGATATTTCGTGTCAATCGCAGACAAACACGCCAACTTCAAAGACGTCGCCGGCATCAATGACATCATGAACTGGAGAGCTTTCCGGATTACCAAACGTGCGGACGAACTTCGGCAGGGCGGCATGACGGAGAGCGATATTGTGAAAGAGCTGTCTATTACCGTTATGGAGCTTCAGTCCTGCCGGGAAAGAGTCAGCGAGATGCATCCTGCGAAAAAGACAGGCTTCGAGAAAAGGTATGAGGCCTGGCGCAAACGTGCAGAAGCGTGATATTTGGAATTGGGAGGGGTGGCCTTTGGGTTGCCTCTCCTCCTTTTTCTGCTATGGCGAGGCGCAGTATAGCATGGTACAGATGAGCAATGGAAGAGCAAGGCGAGACGTGGCAAAGTGAGGCGTCGACTCGAAATGGAGTAGCGCAGAATAGCGAAGCGACAGAATGGCAATGCACTGACCCGATATGGCAGAGCGAAGAATTGCTGAGCGTTGAAACGAATTGAAACGGAATAGCGCGGAATAGCTGCGATAAGGGCCTGCCATGTGTAGAGATGAAAGGGCGAGGCGTGGCATTGAGTAGAGCTGCTTCGGCCAAGTACGGCATGGAAGGGCCAAGGAATGGCAAGGCGGATCGGTACGCTGAGATGCAACGGAAGAGCAAGGCGACCAAACGAGACGCAATGGAATGGCAACGAAGACCATAGCATAGGCGAAGCATCGCGGCGAGAAGTACAGAAACGGATTGGCTCAGCATAGTCATGCAACGGAAAGGTTTTGCAGCGCACAGATTAGAAAAGTCGAAACATTATATTTCAACAAACAGGAGGAAATTATTATGCAAAATATGAGAGTTCGGATTACTACCACCGAGGGCATGCTGGGTACGGCGCCGATGGATCAGGATATTTACCGTCGGTTTATCGCAAGCAAGGCGCCGGATGCCGCAACCATTGAGGAAGAGGTAGCTGCAGTTGGCGTGGACGAGGTTGTCACCAATGGCATGACCGGTTTCCCCCGCTTGGAGGATGGCCGGCCTTATGTTTATGACTATCAGATCCGGGGCATGTTCAAAGACTCCTGCGGCATGCTGTCCCGTCTGACCGGAAAGGACCCTGAGACCGGCAAAAAGAAAAAGGCCGTCAACGAGTCCGGAAAGCTCACTGCTTACAAGAAGGTCATCGACGGACTCATATTTGTGAATCCCAGGAAAATCCCGGTGGAGTTTTCCGGAGAAATGTCTCTGTGCCAGAGGCCGCTGCGTGCTCAGACAGCCCAGGGCGAGCGTGTTGCATTGGCAATTTCCGAGGAGATCCCGGCAGGTGCTACGCTGGAGTTCGAGGTCGTCTGCTTCGATGACAGTCATATTTCCGCAGTACGGGAGTGGCTGGACTATGGAGCATTCCGAGGCCTGGGCCAGTGGCGTAACTCCGGAAAGGGCAAATTCTACTGGGAGGAACTCGACGAGAACGGCAAGGTTATCGGCGGCAATAACTTCTCCAAAGCAGGCTGAGTGATATTTTCAGAAGAGAAAGGAAAGGTGGTCTATATGACTGAAATCAAGGTAGCTCCTACGTACTACACGATTACAGATCTGTACAAGACGGTAAACGGCGGCTCCCGTGCAATGCGGGGACTGTTTGGCTACATGATGAAGACCGGGCGGCTGAACGACGTGATATTTGGGGGCGCCGTTCATCTGCTGGGAGATCTGGAGAAGCTGGACAAGAATGAGGTGTATCAGGTCACCTACGACTCCGCCTGTCCGATTCCTGAGATTCAGGATATTTCCGAACTCGTCAAAGCCGCAAGAGCAGGCGCATTCAAACCCTATGAGATTCCTCAGCGTGATATTTCCAAGACGCTGAGTGCTGTATCCAAACTCAATCTTAATTTCTGAAAGGACGATGCAACTATGAAAAACAGCAAATTCAACCGGTGGATGAACAAACACGCCGACGCCATCTATGCCGTGGAGAAAGGTATTCTCTACGCCACTCTGCCCATGACGGAGCTGGTGGTCTACTGCGCCGTTGGGAAGTTCCTTCCGAAGAGTCTCAAGCTCAGCGAGACCATGCGCAAGGTAATTATGTTCGGCGCCACGTACGGTATCACCTGCTCTATGTATGGCCTGACGCCGCTGAGCATTGCCGGGGAGCAGGACAGCCGCGATCGGTATCGGTCGCTGGCTAACAGGCAGGCGTTCATCAGTGAGCAGATTCAGCATGACCACAAGGTTCTCGCCGAACAGCTGGCGGAGACCAAAGGCACTGAGGATGAAGAAAAGGAGGCGCTGTAATGGTTATATTCTTTGATACCGAGTTCACCGGGCTGGTTCCAAAAACAACGCTTATCAGCATCGGTATGGTGGCCGCAAACGGCAAGATGTTCTACGGAGAGTTTACGGACTTCGGCCGATGGATGGTTGACGACTGGCAGAAAGAGAACATATTCCAGCACACCATCATGCGTTATGACGAGGCAACCGGCTGGAGGTTCGATGCGGTCAACTTCGATAAAATCTGGGCCAGCATGGGCATGCACATAAACCCCGATGCCTACCGATTCAGAGACTCTTACGCTGCCACCAGCAAGTTCAACGGCAGTGTCATCTGCTTTGGCGACAGTGGTTACATTCGGGAGACGCTGAGAGAGTGGCTTGAGCGGTTTGCGACCGTCCAGTTTGTCGGCGACGTCTGCCACTACGATATGACCCTGCTGTGCAACCTCTTTGGCGGAGCAGGGGACCTTCCAGAGCATGTGGTGCCCATCTGCTACGACATTTGCCAGGACATTTGCGTCCGGAAAGAAGCCGTTCCGGATGAGGCGGAGTACTGGTATGCGGACATGGATGGCATGTGGAACGCCTTTGATATTTCCAGAGAAAAGCTTCTGGAGTGCTGGAACATCCCTACTCCTGCCGGAGAGAAGCACAATGCACTGTACGACGCCAAGGTCATTAAGGCCATCTATGATCACATGCGCCGGGATGGTGCTGCCATGCTGCGAAAGGACAAGCGGGATGTCTAAGTGTTATATTCTCACAAAGCACTATAACGAGTTTGACGTGGTTGACGACAATCTGGAGATACAGAACCTGGAGATCTTTGAGATCGTCGGTGTATATTCCAGCCAAGAGTACGCCGACTACGTCAGATCACAATTCGAGGCCGACCCGCAGTATTCTGCATACACTTTCCTGGTCTCAGACTGGGAAGTCGAATAGAAAGGAATGATATTTTTATGAAAAAGTTCATCAATGACCACCCGTACGTCACCTTCTTCATCGCTTCCAAGCTGATCTCTCTGGCGGTAACTACTGTCAGCAAGATCACACACGCTGTAAACTACCGCTCCTACGCCACGGGATGCGGCATGTCCGGCGTGGAGCCTCTGCAGGAGGGATATTCCCGGACATGGAGCGAGGACGGAGTCAACTGGCGGATCGGGCCTCCGGCGAAGAATCCGGATACGTCCATCGCCGATCAGATTGCCGAGAAGGTGGCTGAAGACCTGAAAGAAAGGCTGGTGAAAAATGATGACGGAAATGGACAGGCGATTGATCATGACACTGACGAAGCAGGAACTGCAGAGTCTTGTGAAGAAGGAACTGGGGGAGACGGTGACGATCTCCTCACTGTATAACGAATTCCATCAAGAGTATACAAGGCCAGCAACAGACCTTGAGAAAGATATTCTGTTCAATATTGTGTTTGGGGCGGTATTGGCAGTGAAGTATGATGGTGCCACTGCTTCTACCGCTGCCAACACGGCTGAATACATTGCGCTCAGGATGCTCAATTATATTCAGACATACCTTTGCGTGTACGCGCCAATTAAGAAAATCTGCTCTATGGAGGAGGGCGACGCATGATTGATATTTCCGGACTTGACAAGAAAAAGGTGCTGATGGCACTGTATGATGCCGCAAAACCTCAGGGGCTTGGGTTTCTGCATTTCAGTGTGGAGCCCATGACTGAGGAGGAGGCCTCGGCGCTTCTCGGCAAGGACGCATATTTTGACTATGTCAACGGACGGGTCATGAAGGTAGACCTGACCTACGACAACCATTTCGACGAGCGGCTGTACGACCGGGACAATGGTGAAGGCGCCGCGGCCAAAGCTGTTGAGCGTGTCAGGAATGGGGTGTTTGGATGACGGTTGGCCAGATAGCACAAATTGTTATACTTGTAGGTTTCATCGTTTTATATGCAGCACTAGAATGCTATGCAGACAGTGTTCGTGAAAAGGTTGTGGTTGTTATTGCTCGGTCAATGGCGGTGATTGGTTTAACATTGACGTTGATCGAAATTGTTTTTGGAAAGGCGGTGCTTGGATAATGGAGACCGTGATTCGGCTAAGGAAGGAAGACATTATTGCTATCCTGGCTGAACATTTTGAGGTGGACGAAAGCGCTGTAAATGTGTTTGGCAGCCGCGTCACCCAAGGCATTGGCCCAATGGAACATGACGTCATTGTTGTTGAGGCATCTGTCCAAAAACCGATGGAGATGGACGTTTCCAAATACACTGAACCGGCTATGATGCTGGAGTTCTGGGGAAATCATGACGGTCGTTTCAACCTGAAGTGCAGATGCTGCGGTTATCGAACCAATGATATTCAAAGGTCAGAAAAAGCGGCTATGGAATCTGCAGTGAAAACAATGGCCTGCCCAAAGTGCAAAGCAAGAACGCACCAAAAGGAGAAGCAGAAATGATTGTGTATGTTATCACTCAAGGATGTTACTCCGATTACCATGTTTGTGGGGTGGCTATCGACCGGCAAGCGGCAAATCGGCTAAGAGAGCTGTATTCTGGTCAGTTCGATGATGCAAATATTGAAGAGTATGATACTGAGAAACCTTTATCCGTGTCCGAACGTCTAGATAAGGGTTACACGGCATATAAGGTAGATATTATGGACGGCGTAATAGTTAATGTACGAATTCTGGATAAGGATGATATTAGCTATTCAGTTGGCTATTTATCAGCGTCTCCTAAATTTAAAACCTATCCCAGATTTGCGACAATGAATAAGGGCTGGGTATATTGCCTTGCAAAAGATGAGGAACACGCTAAGAAGATTGCATTGGACACGTATGCACAGTGGAAAGCTGAAAAGGAGGGTATTGTCTAATGATCAACATTGAAAACAGTGTAGTAAACGGCTGGGAAGCGGCCATTCGAGGCATGAGAAACCCTATGAATTCTTGGGAGAAGTCCGATAGCTGGTTTGAAGATATCTTTGATGACTATGATGATTGTGAAGCTCATAATATATGTGGTCAATGGATGTGGTATGATTGCGCTCAAAAACCAGCACCAGGAGATGATACTATGATCGGCCCCAATGACCACAAGCTCATGATGCAGCTCGCCAAGGCTGGGACTGAGCATTCAAAATACCGGCGGTTCATTACCGTGACTGCGGATATTACGGCGCCGCTTTACTGGTGGAAGGAGTATGACACCTATAAGGTCGGAACTGTGGCTAACAGCTGCTCCACTATGCATAAGATCCATGCGAAAGAGTTTACGCTGGAGGATTTCTCCCGTGAGCATATTGATCCGAGATTTATTACTGTCTCTGAAAATGGCAAGGATTATGTCAACTACTTTGACAGCAGCCAGCAGCAGTTTAAGTTATCCTATCTTGACGTGTTACGGCTTACAATAGAGGCTCTTAATTGTGCACGAAAGAAATACCTCGAAACCAAAGACAAATGCTATTGGTGGCAGATGATCCATCTCCTCCCGACATCCTATAATCAGCGGCGGACAGTTCTGCTCAATTACGAGAACCTGGCGGCCATCTACCGGCAGCGGAAAGACCACAAGCTGGACGAATGGCATTCCTTCTGCGACTGGATCGAGTCGCTTCCATTCAGTGAAATCATTACGCTGAAAGAGGATTGATATTCTCACCCGACACGGAAGGGCCTGCGGAAACGTGGGTCCTTCTTTTTTTATTTGTGAAAGGAGATGACGGTATGGGCCAAAGACTGAATGTTGAGATTACCAAAAACGGTGATATTCTGGCCAATGCCTATTACCACTGGGACGCCTATACTTCCACAGCGGTGCTGAAGACCGAGCGTATCATTCGTGACTTCCTGGAAATTTACGGAATACCGCTTAAGTATTACCCGGATGAGATAACGGATCTTGAGATTGCGACAAGGCTTTTGATTATGACGGGTGCCGGAGTCAATGCGGAGGAATCGATTCGGATTGCCGACAGCGATATTTCAAAAAGACTGATAGCAGAGGGAATCATTCTTCCGAAAAGCGTTAATCGCAGTGCCGGATTGATCGCAGTCACCAAGGAAGGAATCGAGGAAACCCGAAAGTGGGAAGAAGGCCGTGTCACCATTGATATTGGCACTAAACAAGTGAATTTCCAGGTGTGCAGTTTCTGTACCAAGGAAGAGATCGACACGTACTACGATGACGTGGAAGCCTCTAAGTTTGTTGAATGCGACTTTGATATTTCCAATCTGCACTTCAACGACTTCCTTCACGGGACCGTTTCTAAGTTTGTCACAGCGCATCCGGACGGTTACAAGCACGGAGACGATTATATTTTGTGGATTGAGTGAGGAGGGCTCAGTTTGGCAGTAATCAAGAAAGAGTATTGGATGTGTGATATTTGCGGCTTTCAAGAAAATGAGGCACCCGCAAGAGACTGGAAGTTCATGTTCGGACCGACCACGACTCCCACCGGCGGCTTTCGTGAACGTGACCGGGTGGATATTTGCCCGGAATGTTTTCGAAAACTAAAGCTCAAAATTGCAGAAATTCAGGCGACGTACATCTGAAAGGAGAGGATAGTATGGGCTGGCTTTGTTATGACAGCACCGAATTATATTCCAACGGAAAAGTCAACCGAAAGAAAGAGATGGACAAAATCAGCACCTGGGACTCTGAGCATTCTTCCGGCCGGGTGCTGAAGTCTACTATGTACGGTCGTGTGTATTATGCGGCTTTAGAATGCACGAATAAGGATACCGGAGCGAAAAAAGTAGTTGCCTCAGTCTGCCTGACATGCGGAAAGGACCGAATGGACAAGCACAGCCATAACTTCGGCTACAAGGACATGGATGAGTCAATGGGGCCTCATTACTATGATTGCCCGGAATCCATTTTGGGGCTGCTTTCTCCAACAGACAATGAGGAAGCCCTGCTGTGGCGGGAGCGCTGCCATAAGTTGAATCGGCGAAAGAAGCTGCTGAAAAACGCCGGAAGGATTCGCGTCATGTTCAACCGTGATATTCAGTTCAACTTCGCCGAGACCATCCCTGCCGGGAAATGGGTGACGCTGAGTAAGGAACGGCACGGCCATAAACGTAAGCGTGCATACTGGGTTACCGAAGATGGCGGATACCTGCATAACGGGTTTGTTGTCAACTGCGCCGAGGAGCTGGAGATCTTATGAGCAGAAGCCTTCTTTGGGTTTTTATGACCGTATTCTTTGCGGTCTTTGTGATCACTTACAATTTATTTAACAGAAAGGACAAATGATTATGGATGGAAAGAAGATATTTGCAATTGTGATGGCGGCTATCATTGCATTTGTGGCCGCTGTGTTTACGATCGACTGCGCCGAGCGAGTCCCTGTGGGTTATGTCGGCGTCGTATATTCTGCCAAAGGCGTGGAACAAGAGACGCTCCCTCAGGGTTGGCACTGGCTGCACCCATTCAAGGAAGTTAAAGAGTTCCCGATTTCTCAGCAGCAGATCGTATTTTCCAATAATCCTGCTGATTATGACAAGGACGAGCACGCAGACTGGCATATCGATGCTCCTGCCGATGGGGGCATGCTCAAGCTTAACCTGACTGTCAATTACAACTTCGTACCGGACCGTGTGGTGGAGCTCTATACCCGCTTCAATGGCATGGATGGAGAGAGTATTGTCGAATCCCGAGTGCAGAACAGTATCATCGCCTATGTCAAGGAAGTCACAACTCGCTATACCGTCATGGATATTTACTCCGATAAGAAAGCAGAGGTCAACCAGGCTCTTACAGAATACCTGGATGAAAGGCTGACTTCTGAGTATGGTATCAATGTCTCTGCGGCTCTGATAATTGACGTACAGCTGGACGAGACCCTGACCGATAAGATCCGTGCCAAAGAGCAGGCCAAACAGGACGTGGAGATTGCCGAGCTGGAGAGACAGACTGCTCTGGCCCAGGCTGAGACAAACAAAGCGATTGCAGAGTCTGAGGCAGAGGTGGCCAAGATCAAAGCAGAATCAGAAGCTGAGATCAAGCGCATCCAGGCGGAAGCCGCGGCGGAGGCCAAGAAGATTGGCTCTGAGGCTGAAAGAGCTGCGAACGACGAGATCAAAGCGGGGCTCAATGATGATATTCTGGACTACAAAAAGATCGAGAAGTGGAATGGTCAGCTTCCTGATGTCGTCACCGGCTCAGATAGCGGCACCATGCTGGATATTCCGGTGGAGTGAGTATGAGATACGAGCATGTAAGAATTGCCCGGTGCAAGGACTGCAAACACAGGCCGGTGAAACCAAAGGACTATACAGACGGTTTTGATCTGGAATTCCCGGATGATATTTGCCCTTGTCAGTGTGAAGACGGGTATTATTCCTGGTATCCTCCTGACGACTGGTTCTGCCCCAAAGGTGAAGAAAAGCCTGAGGAGGAAATGGAGATCGACCCGGACGACCCATTTGAGGCGGATATTCGGAAAGCAATAAAGCATATTCAGAAAACGGCAGCGGACATCCAAGCCGTTTTGCTGTCTCCTGACTCCAGTAAAGATCCTTCAGAAGAACCGGCTATCAAGATTGTAGATGAGGATGGCGTCAAGGGGATATTTCTATGACTCTGGAGGAATTCGTCGAGGCGCTTGAAAAAGGAAGCGTAATTATTCCCGGGCGATGTAATGGTAAAACGCTTATGATGATTCGTGCTCTGGAGAAAGCACCGCATTTATGCATGCCAAGGCACATAGGGGAAACGGCACATCGCCACTATACTGACCAAGTTGATGCACTATTATATTCTTTGAAAGCAAAGGAGATCTGTGATGCCGAACATAAGAAAGACCCTGCCGGAGAACGAGACGGTATGGGTGATGAGCACGCTGGATAACGGGACGATCTATTATATTACGTCGGATCGGACCAGAATGAGCTATAACCTCTGGCGGCAGGTAGACGGCGGTTACAAATACATCTGCAAGCATGCGTCGCCAAACATTCTTGCCAAACGGATGGTGTGATATTTGTGAAAAGGAGATGGTATTGATGAAGGTAATGGTAGTGGAGCCCATGAAGGTTCCTGAGGTTAAGGAGATCAGTGGAAGCCTGAAGAGTATGCAGGAGGTTGTCGGCGGATACATCGAGGGATATTATCCGTTCGAGAAGGAACCGCTGGCCATTGTCTGCAACGAGGAAGGAAAGCTGCTTGGCCTTCCGCAGAACCGGATGGTCATACAGGATCACAGTCCCGTGGATATTCTCTGCGGGACTTTCTTTATCTGCAGTTTGGACCAGGAAGAGGAGGGTTTCAGCTCCCTGACGGATGAGCAGATCCAGTGGCTGCAGAGTCGGATCAGTACGGCAGGGATATTTGTGAGCTGAAGCATCCGCAAAAATTACAAGTATCATAGTGGAAGGTAAATGTATAGACCCTTAAGACATCCGAAGCTTGGGCTAAGATCCAAGTGAGATGGTAGGTGAAAGTCCTACTCTATACATCTAAGCAGTAGCGTGGCTCACCTTCCACTTATTTTTTCTAAAGGAGAACTGATCTATGGAGATGACTGGCAAGTTGGTGGTTTGCGATATTTGTGCCAACAGCGTGTTTCTGAAGTTCACCGGAGAAAAAGACCTGGACGGAGGCTTTACTCGGTTTAATACTTTTGAAAGCAGCCCGGACGGATGGGACCGGTATAAAGATATCGGCCAAGTATGCCCGACATGCCATGAAAAGATCATTAACTATGCGAATGAGCTCAAACGACATAATGATCATTACGCAACGATGGTTATGCTTCCTAAGGAGGAATGACAATGTACACAGTCGTCTTTCTCAATGAGCGAGGAGTGCGGGTGACAAAGAAGTTCGACTCGCCATACCTCGCTCGGATATTTGTGAATAAGATCAACCATTCCAAGAGGTGCCAATTAGTTTCGGCGCCTCTATTTTCTTAAGGAAGGGGATTATTGTATGGGTGCTATTCTCGCGATTCGTATCTATGTTACCGACCACTATACGCCTATGGCAGACTTGAAGACCGTAAATGGGGAAGTTATCACGATTCGATGGACGGATGTAGAGGCCCGCAGACAATATGAGCCATTTATCACTGGCTACACTCTTATCTATGATGAGCGTCCGAAGCGTGCCTGGGACGAATGGTAAAAGAGGGATATTTATGAGTTGCAAAATAAATGGCATTGATGCCCCTGCAACATGCTCCGAATGCTGGTTTCGATCAGAACCGGAACTGACATCGGTTCACAACGAACCTACTTTATTCAAATATATCAGTGAGTGTATGGTTGCTCCAATAGAAATAGAAGACCCGTGGAGAGATATATCATGGCAGCTTGAGCATAAAGAAGAATGGTGCCCAATAGAGCAACTAGACGATTAAGGAGAGATATTTATGGCGTCTTTAACACCGGCATGGGACAAACTCATGGCAACCTGCTTTGCGAAAGTGGATGCCGAACGACTTGAACGCAAGATAGGGTATGTACTTCTCGGGTTTCGGCCCATAGATAACACCTACTCTATCATCATATTAACGGGACCACCAGCTTGCGGAAAAAGCACTGTGCTGCACATCATCCGGAAACTGTTCAACAACGAGAATACTAATCGTATTTATGCCGCCATATTTCATGACTGGGACCTGAAAAATCTTGACCAATTCAATCCGAATGGTTTTATATTTACCGCCACTAACATCACGAAAGGGCTATTCTCCCTCAAGCCAAAACATGAAGGATATTATACGGCGTTGGATGTTATGCCACACAAATGCGGGTCAGCGCCACTTCCGTTAGAAGAATATAGACAACTCGTACGTGAGATCACCACGACTGAACTGGATGCAATCGCTGACAAATGCAAGGCCCACGTTAAGAAGCGCTTTCCAAAGGATCATTTTCAGCATCCATGAACTCAAGTTGTACGAATAAGATAGGTTTTAGGAGGAAAATAATGGGCGATATTGTAAATATGAAAATCACCGGTACATCCATCACTATGGCTGACCATGGATGCCTTACCTTCTATGTTTATCTGGAAGGTAACGGATTCGGCTGTTGTTACGGTGGGTACTGCATTGGGCACGGCTATCTCGGAGCGAAGAATTTTAATGGGTCGAGCAAGGGCCCGGAGGCCATGGCCAGAATCATGGATACGGTCGGTGTAGATACGTGGGAAGACCTCCCCGGAAAGTATATCCGGGTCGTTGACGCCGGCTTGGGAAGGTCCATTACCAAAATTGGAAATGTCATAGATGACAAGTGGTTTGACATTAAAGAGTTTTTCGAGAAAGACGACAAGCGGATGATTTGAAAGAATGGCTCGCTATGGAAACCAGAAAGGACGGTGCTGACAATGGATAGGCTGACCAATCGAAGCCCTGCTTATCTGGACCGTGACGTCTATTTCAACTATGTAACGAAAGGAGTGCTGCCAGATGGCTATAATCTATAAATGTGACCGCTGTGGGGCTGTGTATGAAAAATTATTAGCCGTTCTCGCGCCCACAGAGCCTTCGTATTTCAATGGATTCAGATTCGTGCGTACTAGCCTCGGTGGAGCGAGCACTTGCTATAGTAACGTTCATGACCTCTGCCCAGATTGTATGGCTGAGTTGAGAGACTGGTTCACTATGGAAACCAGGAAGGAGAATGATGTTCATGGACAAACAGATTCTTAACTGCCCAAACTGCGGGGCTCCGATTGGGACTTGGGATCCGTCGCAGTCCTGGGCGTACAAGTGTAAATACTGCGGGACGACGTTCTGGGACTTTGCCGCCATGGATATTGATGCGCACCAGCCGTTCTTTATGCGTCTCAAGATTCATGGAGCGATTCATATTTTGCCGGTTATGCTGGAGTCTATGACGGTCAGCATGGAACCGCCGGAGACCGTCAAACTGTATGCCGACAATAGCATCTACTACCAAACGCTTCAAACTGGTGAGCCAGACACGATGATTGAGATGAGATTCCGGAACGTGCCGAACGGCGGCTGGAAGAGCGTAACGTATGAGGGAAAGGATGGTTCAAAATGAAGACTATGCATATTATGTTTGAAGGCGAGCACACAATGAGTTCTTCGTTTATCTCCTATTTGAGAAGTATTGTCGATTTAGCCGATCGTGGTCGAACTGTACGGTTTTCTGAAACAGATTTTGTTGACATTCAGAATATACTGTTTGCTATCACTGACGCAAGGTCAGAAACGAGCATTACGTATAAAGAATATGTAACATTATCCAACGCTGCTGAAATCGTAAAAGACTATATTGAGGAGCAGATTAGACAGGATGGTTCAAAATGAGTGCCAGCTTTGCCGACATTGTCCATACATTGTCTCGAAAAAGAAACGAGCTTTATGAAAGAAAACGAGCTGTCGAGATAGAAATGCAACGACAGATAGAGGAAATTGAGGACGAAATTGCAAACCTTGATTCTGCGTTGGGTACTCTCAATAAAGCCATTTCAGACTATCTTTGTGCAACATGCAAGGGAACAGGGAGCATAAGGAAATGCGATGCCGCCGGACAAATGGAGGAAGTCACATGCCCATGTTGTCACGGAACCGGTATCATTACGCAGTAGTACTATAAGAAAGGACAATAAATGACAGTATTTATATTTCTGCTGCGGTGGCTGAGCAACATAGCGGACCGCGCCAATTTCGGAAAATTTTCCGAGGGGGATCTTCTGGAAATCCAAACGTTTCAGGCAGTGCTGCTTGAGAGCACAAACCGCGGTGATATTTCCAGTCAGACCCGAACAGACCTGTGGAACCTGGCAGACATTGTCCGGGAGCAAATTCGCAAACAAGTGAGAGAGGTGGATGCGTAATGAAGATTATAACCCCAGGTGATATTTCCCTGCTGCTGAGGACCAAACGCTTTCGGTGCCCTTACTGCGGCTGCATCTTTGAGGCCGACGAGGGCGAGTATAAACACGGGCCTCAGTGGGAACCGGAAGCCTATTGTGTTTGTCCAACGTGTGGGAAGAATGCTTATGAAATGTGAGGAGGATGCATGATGAAACGAGACGACATTGAAACAGACGCTGGCGATTGGCTTTCAGTTGATTCTAACCGGTACGACGACATTGAAACAGACGCTGGCGATTATATTCCGAAGTGCACGGCCAACGGGTCAGAATAGTAAAAAGGTGGGATTATCAAATGGCTATGATTGACTACGGCGCAATCCTTCGAGTGGATGGAAAGATTATCAATAATACCATGTTCATGGACGTGTCCGACACTGGCTGCAAGCCTGCGGATCAAGTGGAGATAAACGGAGAGACAATGAACTTCGACGGCGACTTCTTCGTTTACGCCGGAGACGAAAAATTCATGGTAGCGACATACAAGACGTATCTGTGTGTAGTCAGCGACGGTAGGGTTATCTGGGACAAGTGGCCGTGGGATTGCGATGTTGTGAGCGAGACCCGCTTCTTCGACGGACTTCCTGCGGTAACAATCAGGCACCTTGACCCGGCGAGGTATCCTGTTTACCCAGAGCCGTTCGACGAATGGCCGGCTTATCTCTGTACAAAAAAAGAAGCTGACAGAATGCGTCTTCGCCATGCCAAGAGAGCGAGGAAACCACTATACAAGTGTTTCACAAACCGATTTGTCGCAACGTGGGATTACGCCGGGAGGCACTATGAGATCATCTATGGCTACGGCATAGACCCGGATGAAGAAGTCTGGTACTACATTAAAAACATGAGCTACGGGTTCACGCAGACCGAGATCGAGGTGATTGATTCCTGGTTTGCAGATACGTAATTGAGGAGGATGCATCGTGTTTGTTATATCTGATTTCACAAGGGCCGCTCTCAATCAGACGAGTACCAACAACATCCGCGACATCTATGATATTGTGCTCGGCATCACTGGCAGTGAATCATTAGCGGAACGTGCTGCCCACGTTGCTTCTGACATGCGCTTTGATGACCAGCATTATTTTGGAAATAAGACAACATTATTCAAAATTGAGTGTAGAAAGGGATGATCTATATGAGAAATATTCTTGCGATTTTGTTCCTGATATTTGCCATGGTGCCAATGCTGTGCGGCTGCAACTATCAGATGATCGACACAAAATACACCTTTGACCGGGCGATCATCCAGCTGCCCGATGGAACCGTTGTTGATGGGAAGGTTCAGTCCTGGCGGGACTATGAGGACGGTGACCAGATCCAGGTCAAAATCGACGGCGTTACATATTTGGTGCATGCTGCCGATGTGGCGCTGATTGACGAGTGAGGTAACGATTGATGCTGATTAGAATCGCATTGGCCTTGATTGGCATCATCTTATATTTGGCTATCGGAATCATTGTGTCGGTAGTTGCTGTGCTTTGGAAAGGATTTGATAGCGACGATGCCGCTCCGTGGATTATATTTTGGCCAAGCGTGATTATCCTGCTCATTATTTGGGCTGGCGTTTGGATACACGACAAGCTGGTGAACCTCCTGGACTGGATCCTTAAGAAAGTGAGGAAATCGTAATGGGTGAAACGCAATCCAATGAGTCGCAGATCTTCTACAGAACAGCTGCCGGAGATCTGATTCCGGTAGACGAGATCCCTGATGTTACTCTGGGGATAGATCTGGCAAATGATGCGGATTTCATGAACTTAAGTTTTGACCCGGTCACCATAGACATGGCCATGATATTCCCATGCCATAGCCGCAAGCGATTTGTCAAGCTTCTGATGGGCCGTGGATATTCCAGAAACCAGGCGAACGCTGTGGCTCGGCAGATTGTCTCAGAGGGAAAAAGTTATCGGGATGAACTATGGTGGAGGCTGCTGATTGGGCCTGCGGTCGGTTGATATTCTGAGATAGGTATGGTATGATGCCATTGTCAGTAAAATCTGCAACCTCTATAATGGAAAGGAGGACCATTATGTTGGAACAAAGTTCTAGTTTCAATCAAGGAGGTGAAGAAATGGGCATGACTGATATACAGTATAAGGGTATGCTTATGGACCAATTGCGAGTCTTTAAGGATATTCTGAAACTGGCAGTAGAGCATGGCGACAAAGAGATCCAAGAAAAGGTTGAGGAACAAATTGCCGATATACGTGTAAAACTCGAATTCTAAGTAACGAAAGGGCTGAGCTGTTATGGCTTAGCTCTTTCTTTTTCTTTGAAGCTATGTTATAATGGGCCATCAGTAAAATCTGCAACCTCTATAATGGAAAGGAGGACCATTATGTTGGAACAAAGTTCTAGTTTCAATGACGAGGAGGTGGACGAAGAGATGATGAATGTACAAGAAGTCGCACGTACTATCGAGTGGTTCAGAGCTAAAGGCCTGAGCGAGAAAGACGTTAACGACTATCTGACATACGTCGCTACCGGAGTCGGGCTCCCGGCAAACAACGAACCCGACAACAAAGAATCCTGACCAAAGCAAAAAGGGCTCTGACCGTAATGGCCAGGGCTCTTTCTTTTTGTCCGCAAGAATTACAACCTCCATAATGGTAGGAATACTATTATATTTAGGAGGTAATAACAATGATGGTTACTGTGTTGAGTGTAGTTATTTTTATGATCGGGATAATGATCGGAGTAGTTGGAACTTTGGCCTATGGCAATAAACTTGTAGAGGACATAAACCAATACTATCCGGATGTGTATTCTGATCTGATAGACGTTTTCGATGACAAAGGCCGAGTGATTACAAGTAAATAGACCCCTATCAAGAAGGCTGAGCTGTTATGGCTTGGCCTTTTCTTTTTATCTTGACTGATATTTTGAAAGGAGACGAATGATGAACACCCGTTTGATTCTGACTGTGGTTGGCGCGGTCGGCGTGGTTGCTACCGGCATTCTGGCATCCAGAGCCGGCAGGAAAGCGCAAAAGAAGCTGAGCGAAGAACCCGTTGTGGTGGATATTCCCGCTGAGGAGATCCAGGAATTCTTCGATGAAAACACCGAGGCCGTGGAACCGGTCCGTACAAAGAAGGAAGTCGTCAAGCTTGTGTGGAAGTATTATATTCCCCCGGTGCTGGCTGGTTTGGTGACGATCGGCGCAATGATAGGAGCCCATCATCTCGGAGCTAAAGAGATTGCGGCCCTTACGGCATCCTGCGCCTACCTCACCGCCAACCGGGACAAGCTGGAGGAGAAGATCCGTGAGCGATACGGCGAAGAGGCCCTGGAGGATATTCGTGCAGAGGTTATGGAAGAGCTGTCCTGCACTGCAAATGGAAAAATCTCGGTGGAGACAACCGGCAAGGGGAACCTTTTGTGCTTCGAGGCATATTCCGGGAGATGGTTCCGGTCGTCAAAAGAAGCCGTTGACGAAGCCATAAAGAAGTTCAACGAGATGTTCGACTGCGGCAAAGGCAGCTACATGTCGATGAATGACCTGTACGATCTATTTGGCATTTCTGAGACGCATTTTGGACATGAAATGGGCTGGCCGGCAGATCCTGAATACTACGACCATGATATTGTCTTCGATACGACTCTGGTTGAGAATGACAAAGAATGCGGGGAAGACCTCTATGTGATTGAGATCAACCCGTTCAGCTACAGCTACCCGATTGACTATTGGATGGAGGTGTAATCACGATTGTTGAAGTTCCTGATTGGATTATATTTATTCAGTGCGATTGCTATGGCCATTCTCATCGCGGCCATGCTGCTCAGTGAGGGCTCGAAATTCACCGTTGGGCCCGGAATGCTGGTCGTTGTGCTGGCAGTTACTTATATTCCCGTCGTCAATACCCTGACCCTCTGCTGGATCATGAAGGAGACCGTGCGGCGGATGGGTAAAAGGCGGCTTGACAGATGACGGTCGATGATATTTTCATGGACGTCTTTGAGGAGGATGGAGAGAACTACCGGGACTTCTACATAAAGCACAAGCTGAGTACCGGGCAGACTATGATGATGTCGTTTCAGGAGACCTATCACGAGAACCATACGATTCACTGGAACATCTTCCTCGAATTATATTCCAAGCGAAAGCATGCCGATCACAACATAGACGCCAAACTCGTGACCGGAAAAAGCCCGCTGGAGAGTTTTGCGGTAGCTCGGAGAATGTTTCTTCTGCTGCAGGAGTACATCGTTTATGACATAGACCCTGACTGCGACAAAATTATATTCTGCCAGTGGGTGGACAACCGTCGGCGTGAGGCTTACTTCAAAGTCCTCAGCCGCTATGGGTATGAGTATGGCGCTCTCTTTGGCGAAAAAGTGATATTTCGGCGATTTGGCAAAGATGAAAGGATTGATGCGGATGGAAAAACACAGCGAGACGGTACAGCAATTCCTGGCTTTTCTGCGTGAATGCGGAACAGAGTACAACATAGCTGCGTCGAGAGAGGAAGAACTCAACGCCATGACACAGGATATTCTCCACAGTCTGGAGCTGGACGGTAACAACTATCACGCTTCGGCAAAGCTGGCTCAGACTCTGACAGAGGTCCGGCAGCAGCGACGGGACGCCAAAGACACCATGACAATCACTGACCCAATTATATCCTGGGTGGCTGAAAACAAGACAGTACTTAAGTCTCTGGAGCGTCTCCTGGGTGATATTCGCAAGGCCGAGCATTCCACGGAGGGCCGCTGCTACATACCCCGGACTAATGTAGTGGAGTTGGCACTGCAGGGAGATTCTACCAAAAGTAGAGCCAAAACCTCATAGGCTAACTCAGAGTTAGAATATGGCGATTATATTCTACTTTCGGTAGAGCGCAAAAATTACAACTGCTATAATGAGAGAGCATTTGTGCTTTTAATTTTGAAAGGAGTGTTTTGGAATGGCTGATGAGAAGAAGAAGCTCAAAGTCGATCCGCAAGCTATCGTCAAAGGAGGCGTCCAGATGGTCGCGGGCCTTGGCGTCAGCACAGTGGCGTATTATGCTGTCAAAGCTGTGACCCCGCCTGTGCTCCACCCTGTTGAGAAGGTGGTGTTCAAGTTGGGGGCCGGTATATTTGAGAGCCTGACGTACACGCTGACGGCAAAGGCTGTCGGAGACCGGATGGATGAGATCTCCAAAGAAACCGACGAGATGCTGGATGCGATGGAGGAGCGTCAAGCTGAACGAAAGGAGAAAAAGAAGAAACTATCCCGTAGAGAAAAGAGAAAGCAGAAAGAAGCTGTTCTCGCATAAAGACAAGAGGGAGGTCTGAACAAGGCCTCTCTTTTTTCTTTTATATGGGTATCGGCTTAGTTCAGCTAATGAAGGTTCCCCGACTTGTCATTGCGAGCCAGTGCGCACACTGGCGTGGCAATCCGTATCCTAAAGCGTTTCGTCAACGGAAAAGAACGTATTGTCGCACCCGTGACGTCGGTTACTAGTGCGCAATGACACATAAGGGCAGATTATTGCATTTTAACCGACAAGGCTGATTAAAGCCGATACGCATTTTCTTTTATATTCTCAGCAAAACCCAAGCGAAAGGAGTTACACGATGGCAAACGAACTGATCCCCTCCAACTCGAACAAGTACCACGAGGGGCAAAACAAGAAGAAGGAGAAGAAAGTCCGACAGGTGACATCCGGTTCAGTAAAGACCCGTCCAAGATCACCTGGAAGGAAGTTCTTCAATGCCTTCTTCAACAGCGACGCCAGGACCCTGAAGGAGTATCTGGTGGAGGACCAACTGATCCCAAGTATGAAGGAGATCGCCCTCCGCACCTTCGAGATGTGGTTATTTGGCGACTCGGCCAGGTCTTCCAGTAACGGAGGCAGGTCAAGAGGCTGGACGGAGAAAACCCAGTACAACAAAGCAGGTCGGGCCGCACGCAACAGCAGCTCCAGAAACTCCGAGAAAAGCAGGGCGCTGGCGAAGTTCAACCCGGAGATCGATGATATTTTTATGGAGACCCGTGGAGATGCCGAGCGGACTCTGGAGTATCTGCAGTACCTCATCAGCGAATATGACGAGGTCACCGTGTCGGATTTGTATGAGTCTGTTGGCAAAACTGCGGACTGGTCTCTGAGCAATGTCGGTTGGCGTGACCTTGGGGATGCGTATGTGCAGCACACCCGGTACGGCTGGCGGCTGGAGCTTCCCTCTGTGGAGCAGCTGGACTGAGAAAGGAGAATTATATTTTGCTGTTTGATAGTAAGACCGCTGCGGATGGTGAGTACATACCGACCACTACTGCGGCTCCTGACATTTCCCGGGAGGTTGAGTCTCGCAAAACTGACCTCTACGAGTGCGAGGATATTTACGTCTCCCATCCGCCCCATTACCAGAGCGAGAGCGGGCTGGAGGTTATTGACGTGATCGAGGCGTTCACCGAAGGTCTTGAGGGCATCGAGGCTGCGGACACCGCCAACATTATTAAGTACGCCTGCCGCTGGAAGAAGAAAAACGGCGCGCAGGATATTCAGAAGATCATCTGGTATGCAACACATCTGTATAACAAATTACAAGAAAAGGAGAGCAACAATGAACGTTAACTTCATCAAGAATTTTGCACTGGCTGGACGGAAAGTCGCCGGTGTGGTGGGCAGAAACCTGAAAGAGGCAAGCCCTGAAATTTTGCTCGTGGTCGGCGTGGCTGGTGTTGTGGTCAGCACGGTCATGGCCTGTCGGGCTACCAAGCATATGGATGATATTCTCGACGAGCACAATGCGGAGCGTGAGGCTCTTGAGAATGACGAAATTGAAACTTCTGAGGATGAAAACCAGCTGGAAATCGAGGAAAACACTGATATTTCCAAACATTCTGGCGTTGATTCTAAGGCCCCTGCCGTTGCGTATAAGCGCGCTTTGTGGAGGACGTATTGTAAGACCGGATGGCGCTTTGTGAAGCTCTACGGGCCTTCTGTGGCCCTTGGAGCGGCTTCTCTGGCCTGTATATTCGCTTCGCACGGAATTCTTCGGAAACGTAACGCCGGACTCCTTGCGGCATACACCATGATGGAGCGCGGCTTCAGTGAGTATCGCAGCCGTGTCCGGGATATTCTCGGAGAGGAAGAAGAGGAGAAACTCCGGCTGGGAATGTCTGAAGAAGAATTTGAGGAGACAACTGTTGAAGAGGATGGGTCCGAGACAACGGTTCTGAAGAAAGGCCCAATCTTTGACCTGTCGAACTGCAGCCAGTACGCAAGATATTATGATGCCTATAGTGTGTATGGCTGGGAGGGCGACGCGTATCAGGAGATGGTTCTCGACGGTGTGGAACGGTATGCCAACGACCGGCTGATTGCTCAGGACGTAGTGTTCCTGAATGAGGTCTATAAGGACCTGGATCTGCCTCTGTCCAGCGATGGTCAGCTTGCCGGCTGGTGCACGGGCGGTAATGGTGACGGGCAGGTCATTATTAAGCGTATCAAGGGATATCGTAAGGTTAATCTTGATGGTATGGAGAGAATCATCCCGACAACGATTCTTGACTTTAATGTGGACGGCGACGTGCATCGGGTCCTGGATCTGCAGGATCAGCTTGGCGCCGCGGTCAGAAAGAGACTGGTGAAGTAACAATGCTGCAGAAAGCAATTATATTTGGAGCTGGCCTGGTGGTCGGTGCCGGCGCTGCGATTCTTGCCCTCCGTGACTACTATGCGGAGAAGGAAGAGTACAACGTGGCGTCGGTAAAGGCTGCCTTGCAGGGCGACCGTTCCCTGATATTTGGGGAAGAACAGAAAGAAGAGCCGAGCGAGCCGGAAGTACCCGAGGTCCATGTGAATGCGGAGACGCTGGCGAATAAGACCTCCTACAACAGCCTCGGAGGGAAGCTGGCCAGAGACAGAGACCGGACACAGATGGGGCAGATCGCCGAGCATGAGAATTATATTCAGAAGCCCGATGAGGATGACGACCCGATTGAGGTGTACACGATCTCACCGGAGGCCTACGGTGCTCTGGGAGGCGGTTTCGAGAAGATCGAGGTTGAGTACTATGAGGGAAACGATACCCTTCTGGATGTAGGTGCGGAACGGGTCATTGATATTTCCAGTACCATCGGTCGGGAGGCTCTCGAACGGTTCGGCGAGTACGGAGAAAAAGATATTGTGTACGTTCGGAATGAGAAGCTGTGGACCGACTACTGTGTGAGTAGAAACCCAGGAAGTCTTACTGATATTTCAAAGTTCGCCCCTTCTCACGAGGAAACCTGAAACGAGGGAGGTGATCCGATGACCAGAGATGAGGTGGTTAAAGGATATTTTGATTGGCTGTTGGAAGCGGTAACCTGCGATCTGTATGCGCCCGGAGACTACTGGTATCTGCTTGATATTCTGTTCGATACCGAGTTCTATTGGACGTTGGACAGAGACAGTAACCGAGCGGACGACGGCATGCATCTGAGACTATTATATTCTCAGGAGCATCCGGTGGAGGGACATAAACTGCTGCGGTCCATGCCGGAGTTCTGCACGGTTCTTGAGATGCTGATTGCTCTGGCAAAGCGGTGTGAGAACGAGGTCATGTATGATCCGGATCAGGGAGATCGAACAGCTCTGTGGTTCTGGATTATGCTGGAGAACCTCGGTCTGACCAGTTACAACGACCGGGCATTTCGGAGGAATCATCGGCGTGTGGATCAGTATGTAGATGATATTCTGACGACCTTCATGTATCGGGAGTTTGAGCCCGACGGAACCGGCTCTATTTTCCGTGTGAAGAATGTTCAGGCGGACATGCGGGACACCGAATTGTGGTATCAGATGCAGTACTACGTGAATGAGAATTTTGATATTTAATGTGGCAAAATCGGGTGAAAAAACCGAAAATTTGCCCGGAACAGATGCCCAAAAATCCGTGCCGGTTTTGCCGAAAAAAGTGGCACAAAACCGGTTTGAAAGTGGCACGAAATTGCTAAAAGTTACAAATTGTAACCAAATCTTCACAAAACTCTGCCACTTTGCCACTTTTGTGCCGGTTTTGAAATCAAAAGTGGCACGGCAAAAACCCTGTATTTGCAACGGTTTGCGGGCATCTGTGCCACTTTGCCACTTTTTTTTATTATCTAATTGTGAATAAAAAATTTAAATATATATAGATAGGTCGGAAAAAGTGGAAAAGTGGCAGAAACGCAATTTTATACAGATTTTTAGTGACTACGGAAAGGAGGCCGTCATGTGTGGACTTTATGCTCGTTAGTGTCAAATCACTGAAGAAAGATGAGATGGTCATCTACCCCAAGTTCATCGTTACCAGCAGCAAGGATCTCATGGTGCGCGGTGGCGATTTTTATGCGGTTTGGGACGACGAGAAAGGCATGTGGTCAACTGATCAGGACGACGTCACCCGGCTGATTGATCACGAGCTGGATCAGTACAAAGAGGAACACGCAGACCTGGCAGGTGCCAAGGTCCTCCACATGTGGGACGCCGACTCCGGAATGATCGACAAATGGCTTAAGTATGTACAGAAGCAGCTGCGGGACAACTATCATCCTCTGGACGAGAAACTGATATTTGCAAACTCCCCGATTGACCGGATGGACTATGCCAGCAAACGTCTGCCCTATGCTCTGGAGAAAGCAGAGACTCCTGCGTACGAGGAGCTCATCTCCACATTATATTCTCCGGAAGAGCGGAAGAAGATTGAGTGGGCAATCGGCTCGGTTGTAGCCGGGGACTCCAAGAAGATTCAGAAGTTTCTGGTGTTCTACGGATCCGCCGGAACGGGCAAGTCAACGATCCTGAACATCATCCAGCAGCTCTTTGACGGATATTGTACCAGCTTCGATGCAAAAGCGCTGGGGTCTTCATCGGGAGAGTTTGCACTGGAGCCATTCAAAAAGAACCCTCTGGTGGCGATTCAGCACGATGGCAACCTGAGCAGAATCGAGGATAATACCCGGCTCAACAGTCTGGTCTCCCATGAGGAGATGACCGTCAACGAGAAGTTCAAGTCTCAATACACAGCAAGATTTCAGGCAATGTTATTTATGGGCACCAACACGCCGGTCCGGATCACTGACAGCCGGTCCGGCATTATTCGCCGGCTCATTGATGTTTCCCCAACTGGAAACACGGTTCCTCTCAAGCGGTACAACCAGCTGAAGGAGCAGGTCAAGTTTGAGCTCGGCGGAATTGCCCAGCACTGTCTGGAGGTCTATGAGAGCGATAAGGACGCCTATGAGAATTATATTCCCACCAGCATGATCGGAGCGACCAATGACTTCTACAACTTTGTGGAGGAGTACTATGAGGAGTTCATTGCGGAAGATCCGGTGTCTTTGAACTTTGCATGGATATTGTACAAGCACTACTGCGACGACGCCAAAGTGTCCTACCCTTACGGAAAACGAGTGTTCAAGGAAGAGCTCAAAAATTACTTCCGGGAATTCGAGGACCGCGGGAAGAACAAGAAGGGCGAACTGACCAGAAGTCTTTATCGAGGGTTCCGTATGGAGCGCATGGGATATTCTGTGCAGGCGGATGCGGAAAGTGGACAGGCAGAAGCAGCCGATCAGGAGGCCGAGGTAAACCCTTCGGCGGAGGAGGCTGTTGACATTCCGCCTTGGCTGATATTTGACAAGACAGAATCGCTGTTTGACAAGGAGTATGGGGATTGCCCGGCGCAGTATGCCAACGACGAGGGGACGCCCTTGAAAAGCTGGGACAACGTCCAGACTACCCTTGCTGATATTTCCACAGACAAACTGCACTATGTACGAACGCCGCTGCAGCTGATCGTCATAGATTTCGACATCAAGAACGACTCTGGCCAGAAGTCCCTGGAGCGAAACATTGCGGCAGCTTCCAAGTGGCCTGCAACATACGCAGAGCTGAGCAAAAGCGGCCAGGGCATCCATCTCCATTATATTTACAACGGAGATGTGGCGGCTCTGAGCAGGGTCTACGACGACAATGTGGAGGTCAAGATATTCAACGGAAAGAGTTCCCTCCGAAGAATGCTGACCAGATGCAACGACAGACCCATCGCAACGATCAATTCCGGTTTGCCATTGAAAGGAGATCGCAAAATGGTGAACCACAGAACCATCAAGACAGAAGCGGGACTCAGATCCATGATCAAGCGTAATCTGCAGAAGGAGATTGGTGGCTTCACAAAGGTCAGCGTGGATTTTATCTACAACGATCTGGAAGCGGCATACAATGCAGGATTCAAATACGATGTGAGTGATCTTCGTCCGGCTGTATTCAGTTTCGCCGGCAGGAGTCATAACAACAAAGACTACTGCACGAGACTGGTTCGCAAGATGAAGTTTAAGTCAGAGGACCCGGCGGAACCGGAAGCTTATCCTGATATTTCAGAGGTCGACCTTGCCTATGCGGAAGAAGCGCAGAAGGCCGATACGGGAGAGGCCAAGGCGGACGGTCCACTGATATTTTTCGACGTGGAGGTATTCCCGAACCTCTGCGTTATTGTGTATAAGGCTGCCGGCTGCCCGGCGGTGAAGATGATCAACCCGTCTGCGGAAGAGGTACGGCAGCTTATGCGGATGCGGCTGGTGGGCTTCAACAACCTTGGGTACGACAATTATATTCTCTATGCCATTGTGCAGGGCTTCTCTGTGGCGCAGCTTTACAAGCTTTCCCGTCGGCTTATTAACAACGAGCGAGTCGGCATGCGGGAAGCAAGGAATGTCTCCTACACGGATATTTTCGACTTCTCTGCTACAAAGCAGAGCCTGAAGAAGTGGGAGATCGCCCTGGATATTCACCATCAGGAGCTGGGTCTTCCATGGGACGAGCCGGTACCGGAGGAACTGTGGCCGAAAGTTGCCGAGTACTGCGTCAATGACGTGGTGGCAACGGAGGCGCTATTCTTCCATCAAAACGCTGATTGGACCGCGAGGCAGATCCTGGCGGATGTGGCGGACAAGACCGTCAACGACACCACCAACACGCTTACCACTGCAATTATATTCGGCGGCAACCGCAATCCGCAGGGAGAATTCAACTATCGGGATATGGGAAAAATGCCCAGCGGCCATTCTGGACTAAAGAACTGGCCCGGTCTGGACTGTGATCCGGAGTTCACGGTGTTCGACGATCTCGGACGGCCGGTGTTCCCTGGATATTCTTTTACCTTCGATAAGGAGGCGAAAAAGAAGGTCAGCTTCTACAGAGGGGAAGATCCTAAGGAGGGCGGCTATGTATATGCCGAGCCCGGGATCTACTGGGATGTGGCGCTGCTTGATATTGCGTCCATGCATCCGTCAAGCATCGTAGCGGAAGAACTGTTTGGCCCGATTTATACCGCTCGATTTAAGGAACTTCTGGATGCCCGTATCGCCATCAAGCATAAGGACTTCGACAAAGCCCGGACAATGCTGGACGGCAAGCTGGCGCCTTATATTCAGAAGGTTATCGACGGTGAGATTACGACCAAGGATCTGGCCTATGCCCTGAAGATTGCGATCAACTCGGTATACGGGCTGACTGCTGCCAACTTTGAGAACCCCTTCCACGACCCCAGGAATCAAGACAACATTGTGGCGAAACGAGGCGCGCTGTTCATGATCAACCTTAAACATGAGGTGCAGAGCAGAGGCTTTACAGTGGCCCATATCAAGACCGATTCCATCAAGATTCCAAATGCCACGCCGGAGATCATCCAGTTCGTTACGGACTACGGAAAGCTGTATGGATATTCCTTCGAGCACGAGGCGACCTACAGCAAGATGTGCCTGGTGAACGACGCTGTGTACGTGGCTCGTTACGCCGCCAAAGAGAAGTGTGAGGAGCTTTACGGATATATTCCGGGAGACAACTACGAGCACGGCGGCGACTGGACGGCCACCGGCACACAGTTCCAGGTTCCATATGTCTTTAAGACGCTCTTCAGCCATGAGCCAATCGAGTTCAAGGACATGTGCGAGACTAAGGCGGTCAAGACAGCATTATATTTGGACATGAACGAGAACCTTCCGGATGTGGAAGCGGAAGAGAAGGAACTGGTGAAGCTTAAGAAGAAGCTGGCCGATGAAAAGAAGCCTCCTTCCGAGGCGGATCGGGCTGCGATTGAGCAGCGTGTCGCAAAGCTCTCGGTTGATATTCCGAAGGGGCACGATTACCAGTTCGTCGGAAAGGTCGGATGCTTCTGCCCGGTCAAAGCAGGTCTTGGCGCCGGCAAGCTGATGCGTCAGGGCGCCAATGGATATTCTGCTGTAGGCGGAACCACCGGCTACCGCTGGATGGAGGCCGAGAAGCTGGCTCAGACCCCAAACTGGGATCAGTACATTGACAAAACCTATTATGCAGCGATGGTTGACACCGCTGTGGAAGCTATTTCGAAATACGGAGACTTTGAAGAGTTCTCTGCATGATATTTAGGAGGAATTAATTATGGCTTACATTGACAACATTATTCTGCGGGACGTGAAGGTCATGTCCAAGAACTTCAGCGGCATGGAGAAGATCTATAATGGCCGCACCGTGAACACCAAGGGCAGCCGTAATTTCTGCCCGGAGCTGCCGGAAAATCTGGCACTCCAGATGAAGGAGGAGGGCTGGAACGTCAAGCACACCAATCCTCAGGATCCGGACGAGCCCGTGCGCTATTATATTCAGGTGGCGCTTCAGTTCCGGGACCGGTACAACGAGCCCGTCCGCCCCAAGTTCCGTCCGAAGGTTGTTCGGGTGGACAGCCATGGGGATCATATTATGCTCAATGAGGACACGGTAGAAGAATTGGACGATGACGAGATCATCAAGGCCAACATCAAGATCCGCGGTCGTGAGTATGAGCCCGGCAAGATCAAGGCCTATGCCAAGGTGCTCTACGCCTGGGTGGACGAAGCAGATCCCTTCGCTAACGACTTCCGGGAGGCGGAAGACTTCCCCGGCGCTGATGATGAGCTGGACGACTTGCCCTTTGATTGATATTTGAGAGCACGCTTTTTGCGTAACCCTGCCCCTGATGCCCTGGCCGGTGTCAGGGGCTTTACTGATATTTAGGAGGCGCTTGTGAGCATCTCACTGTATGAGCACCAACAGCAGGCGCTTGAGAAACTGAGGAACGGCTCGGTTCTCTGCGGCGGGGTTGGGTCTGGAAAGTCCCGGACGGCCATTGCCTATTACTTTGTGAAAGAATGCGGCGGCCGGATCGACGGAAAGGCCCATGGATATTCTGAGAATTACGTTCCGATGGAGAATCCGAAGGATCTGTACATCATCACCACCGCCCAGAAGCGGGATAAGAAGGAGTGGGAGGCGGAGTGTATTCCATTCCTTCTCATCGGCTCTCCTGATATTTGTCCCTACAGCATCAAGGTGACCGTCGATTCCTGGAACAACATCGCCAAGTACAAGGATGTGACGAACAGCTTCTTTATATTTGACGAACAGCGGGTGGTCGGCTATGGCAAGTGGTCCAAAACCTTCATTCGGATCTCACGGCGGAATCACTGGATCCTGCTCAGTGCCACGCCCGGCGACACCTGGATGGACTACATCCCGGTGTTCATCGCCAATGGATATTACCGTAACAAAACAGACTTTGTGAACACTCATGTGGTCTATGCGGCATATTCCAAGTTCCCAAAGGTGGAACGGTATATGGGGGAGCGGCATTTGGAAAAACTGCGGGAGCAGATCCTTGTCAACATGGACTACCACAAACCGGCCCAGTCGCACCACATTGATATTCTGACCGAGTACGACCGGGAGACGTTCAAGGACGTGATCCGCCGCAGGTGGAATATTTACGAGGACAAGCCCATCGTCAACAGCGCCGAGCTGTTCTATCTGATGCGTAAAGTGGTGAACAGCAGCCCGGCCAGAGCCGAGGCCATCCGGAAGCTGGCGGATGCCCATCCGAAGGCAATTATATTCTACAACTTCGACTACGAGCTGGAGATTCTCCGGGCGATTCCCTATGCGGACGGAACCGTGGTCGCCGAATGGAATGGCCACCGGCATGAGCAGATCCCAAAGGCGGAGCGCTGGGTATATCTGGTGCAGTACTCCGCCGGAGCCGAAGGATGGAACTGCATCGAGACCGACACCACCATCTTCTACTCTCAGAACTATTCTTACAAGATCCTGGTTCAGGCGTCCGGACGGATCGACCGGCTGAACACGCCGTACAAAGACTTATATTTTTACCATCTCAAGTCAAGAGCCTGGATCGACGCGGCCATTGCACGGGCCCTGAAAGCCAAGAAAAACTTCAACGAGCGCTCTTACAAGCTCCATTGATATTCCGCAAGAAATACAACGGCTATAATAGGAGAGATAGGAGATGCGCCTTACATCTCATTTATTTTTGAGTCGAGGAGGCTCTTCTATGCGGGAAAACCAGTTTCAAGCGAGACTTATCAAGGACATCAAGAAGCGCTTGCCCGGTTGCATCGTGCTGAAGAATGACCCGGATTATATTCAGGGCATTCCGGATCTCACGGTGCTGTACGGGAACCGATGGGCGTTTCTGGAGTGCAAACGCTCCGAAACAGAGTCCCATCAACCGAATCAGGACTATTATATTTCTACGGCCGATGCAATGTCATTCGGTCGTTTTGTTTTTCCCGAAAACAAGCAGGAGGTACTTGATGAACTTCAACAATCACTACAATCTGATTGGTAAGCACGCATTCCTGGGAGCCAGCAACTACCACTGGCTCAACTACGACATGGAGAAATTGATATCCACTTACCGAAACCGGCAGGCGGTTCAGCGGGGAACCGAGCTCCATGCCTTTGCCAAGAATGCGATTGATCTGAGAATCAAGCTCCCACGCAACAAACAGACCCTCAGCATGTATGTGAACGATGCCATTGGCTATCGGATGACTCCGGAGCAGGTGCTTTGTTATTCCGACAACTGCTTTGGAACCGCCGACGCCATCAGCTATAACGAGAATCAGAAGCTTTTGCGTATTCATGACCTGAAAACCGGTGCCACGCCGGCTTCCATGAACCAGCTTCTTATTTACATGGCCATGTTCTGCCTGGAGTACGATATTGACCCGTCCAAGATTGACGCTGAGCTCCGCATCTACCAGAGCGACGAAGTGAACGTTTTGAATCCGACGACGGATGATATTATGCCGGTCATTGAGGCCATGATTGACGCCGATGAATGCATCTCACAATTACAAGCGGAGGGTAGAGACTGATGGACACAATGTTTACTGATATTTTGGACTTGCCGTTCCCGGATGACCAACTTGCGCACTACGGAACACCTCGGCACAGCGGACGCTATCCCTGGGGTTCCGGTAAAAATCCGCAGCGCCATAAGAACTTTCTGACCATGGATGCGGAGCTCAAGAAGCAGGGCCTCAGTGAAAAAGAGCGGGCTCAGGCTATGGGCATGTCCACCACCGAACTGCGGGCCATGAAATCTATTGCCAGCGACGCGCACAAGGCGGAAGTGGCAGCACAGGTGATTAAACTCCGCAAGACAGGTATGTCCTTTGACGCCATTGCACAGGAAACCGGTGTTTCAGCCTCCAGCGCCAGAAATATGGTAAAAGAGGATTATGCCATTAAGCTTAGTTCCGACCGCAAGCTGGCTGAAGTGCTCAAAGAGCAGGTGGAACAGCACCCGTATCTGGATATTGGCGCCGGTGTCGAGCGACAGCTCGGCGTATCCGACACGAAGCTGAAAACAGCGGTCAAGATTCTGGAGCAGGAAGGATATTCGAAGAAGTACCTGAAAGTCGAGCAGGCCGGAAATCCCGGACAGTTTACGACGGTTATGGTGCTGGCCAAGGACAACGTGACCTATGAGGAGCTCAGGGAACACAAAGACCAGATTATTTCTCCCCAAGGCGTATTTTCCAATGACGGCGGAAATACCTTTCTTGGCATCAAACCGCCGGTCAGCATCGATTCCAAACGTATTGATATTTGCTATGCCGAGCAGGGCGGAACCGAGAAAGACGGCCTGATTGAGATCCGTCCCGGTGTCCCTGATATTTCCCTTGGCGATAACCGCTACGCCCAGGTCCGTATTGCGGTCGACGGAACGCACTATCTGAAGGGCATGGCCGTCTACAACGACAAACTTCCCGACGGTGTTGATATTCGCTTCAATACCAACAAGGATTCTTCCAAATCCAAGATGGAAGTTCTCAAAGAGATGAACACCATCAAAGCAACCGGCGAAGTGGATATGGATAATCCCTTTGGAGCCACTATCCGTCAGTATGAATACGAGGATGAAAAAGGCAATAAACATTTGTCCGCCATCAATATCGTAAATAACGATGAAGACTGGGCCAAATGGTCCAAAACTCTGTCCTCTCAGATGTTGTCGAAGCAGTCTCCGGCCTTGGCCAAGCAGCAACTGGATATTACGTACGATCGCAAGAAGCAGGAATTCAACGAGATCATGGCGCTCACAAACCCGGTTCTCAAGAAACATCTGCTGGAGTCTTTTGCCGACGGTTGTGACTCCGCTGCTGTGGACCTGAAGGCCGCCGCCCTTCCGAGACAGGCTACCAAGGTTCTTATTCCAATGCCGAGCCTCAAAGACGACGAGATTTTCGCCCCGTCCTACAACAACGGCGAGCAGGTCGTGCTGATCCGATATCCTCATGGCGGAACCTTTGAAATTCCGACGCTGACTGTAAACAATAAGGCAAAAGAGGGCATTGACACCATTGGCAAGGACGCCCGAAACGCGGTTGGTATCAACGCCAAAGTGGCGGAGCGGTTATCCGGCGCCGATTTTGACGGCGATACGGTTACGGTTATTCCCATTGTCGGACAGAAGATCAAGACCAGCAACGCTTTGGAAGGCCTGAAGGACTTTGACCCGAAGCATGAGTACCGCGCCTACGAAGGGATGCCCAAGACCTGCAAGGAGAACGGTTTCCAGAAGCAGATGGAGATGGGCAAGGTCTCCAATCTGATCACCGACATGACCATTCGGGGTGCTACAGAGGATGAAATCGCCAGAGCGGTCCGGCATTCCATGGTCGTCATCGATGCGGAGAAGCACAACCTGGACTGGAAGCGTTCCTACCAGGAGAACCGGATTGCCGAGCTGAAAGAGAAGTATCAGGGCGGCGCCAACAAGGGTGCCTCCACGCTTATTTCGCAGGCAAGCTCCGATACCAGAGTGAATGAACGCAAATCCGGCTACAAGATTGACCCCGATACCGGTGAGAAGATCTATACCGAGACCGGCCGAACCTACAAGACCGAGAAGGTCATGAAGGACGGCAGCGTCAAAACCGAGATTCATAAAGCCCAGGAGAAGTCCACAAAGATGGCGGAAGCCTCTGATGCGTTCGAGCTCTCCTCCGGCACCAGAATCGAGAATGTGTACGCGACGCATGCCAACAAGCTTAAAGCTTTGGCCAACGAAGCCCGCAAAGCATACGTGGCTACCGAAAACCCCAAACGGAACCCAACTGCGGCAAAAGAGTATGCGCCCGAGGTATCCTCTCTGCTGGCAAAACTGAACATTGCGCTGAAGAATGCGCCGAATGAGCGAAAAGCACAGCTTGTGGCCAGTAAAGTGGTTGAGACGAAAATTGAGCACAATCCAGAGCTGAAAGATGATGACGAGCATTTGAGCCGCGTCAGACGCCAGGCTCTTGCGGAAGCCCGTGCCAGAAGCGGAGCTCTGAGCAGGAAAGAGCGCAATATCGATATCACAGACCGGGAATGGGAAGCCATCCAGGCCAACGCCATCAGCCCGACCCAGCTCAAGACCATTTTATCCAATACGGACCTTGACAAGCTGAAGGAACGCGCCACTCCGCGCAATAACAAGTCCCTGAACAGTGCCGCATTATCAAGAGCCAGATCGCTGCTGAACAGGGGCTACACATGGGCTGAAGTTTCCGAGCAAGTCGGGATCTCTGTCAGCACGTTGCAGAAGCAGATCTGATTTCACTGATATTCTCAGAATACTTGTGAAAAGGGCTTTTGCACCTGAAAAAGCATCCAACAGCAAAACGGCGCTATTGATATTTGCATATGCTTCGGATGTCACTCGCATTTAGACGTTAAAACGGCGCAAACCGGTCCAAATGGGCTATTGATATTCTCCCGAAGGATTCCTGGCCTGTTTGGACCTATTTGGGCCTGTTTACGGTATGTGTGTATGCGTCCATTGATGTTCTTGCGAAGGCCCTTTAGAGAAGAGGCTGTAGTACGGCTGTATATGGGGTGCCTTTTTATTGATATTTGAACGCTGTCGCTTGATCTGATCCTACAAAACCGCAACGGAGCTCTATGTTGTTTGAAATCAATATAACGGGCCTGGCTATTGATATTTGAGTCCCCATAAGAGACGATTCTGCCGTCTATCAGAAGCGTTTTCCGTACTCTAAACTGGAATTCTGCGCGCACGGCTATTGATATTTAGAGGGGGTACCCTTGGCTGTCAGCAGCACAGATAAAAGCGTTTGCGCTTATGCTTGCTGTGTTAGCTGCCACCCCATGTATTGATATTTGAATTGTTTTTTATGCGTTCCTTTTATCGAATACACGGCTGCCTGCTTAAAATAACAGGTCCATTTGGCAGCTTGCTCGCTCCTAAGACGCCTCTCCTTTTGCTTTATTGCAATAATGCGCATGCTGTTTGAAGCAGAGCAGCTTTTGCGTCCATCCTACTGCATTTAAAACAAGGCCATCAGCATTGGCCAGTGACCCATGCTATAACATGGAACGTACAGTCATAGTCAAAAGGCATAGTTCTTAACTATGTTTGCAGCCTTGCACCCAATCAACCACATCACAACAAGAGATTCATACATGCACACTTGCATACTGTTTAACTCTTGAAAAGGTTGTGCTCTTTGATTCATACAATCTTGTAAGCGTTCACAGTTTGTTGAATGCAGCAAGACAAGCACGCTGATACCCTGACAATGTGACGCAAACAGAAAGCGACGCACCACAATGTTGTCACTCTTTGCATGTCCTATTATAGTATAGGTTCTTATCATACGTTCGCTGCTACAATTAAGGAGGTCTTATCATGCGCGAAGTGGCGCTTACAACTACAGACAATCCTTACAACCCTTTTACACAGTTCGATGCATGGGATTCTTGGGATCGACTCATGGGTTATGAAACATGCGCTTTACTTGGCCGCATTGCCAAGACCTCACCCGAACTCAGTCCTGCTGATCAAGCAATTGAAGTTGAACATGCGATTGATGCGATCGTTGACCTGAACCCTTTAGGTGTGTACAAGAAGGTTGTAAGAGATGACGAGTAATAATAGCTTGTTAAACATGGTTATTTCATTTCTTATTTCCAAATAAAAAATAGAAACATGGGGGAGGGGGCCTTAAAAAAGCATACCCCCCTCCCACAT